TCGGAACGCTTTTAGCATAACAAAATAAATAAAAAGAGGGAGTGGTAATCTTGGCAACAGTCAATAAAGACTTCAAGGTTAAAAATGGACTTATCGTCACTGGTGGCGGAAGTTTCGGAGGTACAGTAGATGTAGCAACTCCTACATTAGGTACCCACGCTGCTACTAAGGCATATGTTGACTCAGTAGTAGGCGGTATGGAAGTTGGGGCTACCGCTCCCTCTACACCAGATAACGGTGATTTGTGGTTTGACACATTAACATCAAGAGTTAATGTTTATTATTCTGGATCATGGATTACAATGGCATCAATTGATGATACATTGGGTCTACCAGATCACATTCACGATACTGCTATCGATGGAACTGGTTTCATAGTATCTCAGTTTATAAGTGGCGGTAGTTTTAATGATCCACAAGGAACCCCAGTAGATGCGGGATCCTATAATACCAACTCATGGACTTTGGTTTATGATGGTGGTAGCGCAACAGATAACTTCAACTAAAATTGATGTTATAATAAGCACAGAAATAAAACGGTAGAAATACCACAAGGAGAGATAAATGGCAACAAGAATGCAACAGCGCAGAGGAACCGCAGCACAGTGGACTAGCGCAAACCCAATTTTAGCAGCAGGAGAAATCGGATTTGAAACAGATACTGGCAAATTCAAGATGGGTAATGGATCATCTGCCTGGTCTGCTCTCTCCTATTTCGCAGATGCGTCAGATTTTGATACAACAGCGATTGAGTCAACAATTGATTCAAAGGTCGCTACAGCAGTAAACAACTTAGTTGCAGGAGCACCTGCAGCACTTAATACTTTAAATGAGTTAGCAGTAGCAATTAATAGTGATTCTTCATTTGCTTCAACAATAACAAATGCTCTTTCACAAAAGGCTGGTGTTGATTCAGTAACAAATCATACAAGTGCAACAACAAGTGTTCATGGTATTGCTGATACAGCAGCACTTGCAACACAAACTTTTGTAAATACAGCAGCAACAGCAGCACAAAATGCAGCATCATCAGATGCTACTACAAAGGCTAACGCTGCAGAAGCAGCAGCAATCGCTGCAGCAGCAGCAGATGCTACTTCAAAGGCTAACGCTGCACAGTCTGCAGCAGAAGCAACTGCAGCAGCAGGAGATGCAGCAACCTTAGCATCAGCCGCAGCAGCATTAAATACGGCACTAACATCAGAGGCTGCAACAAGAAATACTGCAATTTCAAATGCAGTTTCAGGACATAATGATGATACAACAGATGTTCATGGAATTGCAGATACCTCTGCTCTTGCAACAAAGGCATATGCAGATAGTGCAGTTTCTACTCATAACTCAGATCAGACTAACGTACATGGAATTGCAGATACTGCAAACCTTGTAACTTTAGCAGGAGTTCAAACTCTTACTAATAAGACTATTACATCTCCTTCAGGACTTGTAAAGGCAGATGTCGGTTTAGGCAATGTTGATAATACTTCAGATGCAGATAAGCCAATTTCAGATGATACACAGGCTGCTCTTGATCTTAAGGCACCTTTGGCATCGCCAACATTTACTGGAACTGTAACAACACCACTTTCAACTGCAGGATATGTTAAGACAAATGCTTCTGGCGTATTGTCCTCATCTGCAGCAGTCGCACAGGCTGATGTTACTGGTCTAACTTCCGACCTTGCTCTAAAGGCACCATTGGCATCTCCAGCACTTACTGGAACTCCAACTGCCCCAACTGCAACAGCAGGAACTAATACTACTCAGATTGCTACAACAGCATTCGTAACTGGGGCAGTTGCTGATCTAATTGCATCTGCACCATCAGCATTAAATACATTAAATGAATTGGCAACAGCGCTTGGAAATGATGCTAACTTCTCTACAACAGTTACAAATAGCCTTGCAGCAAAAGCACCAATCAATTCACCAACATTCACTGGCACAGTAACTTTGCCAGCAGCAGGTATTGTATTCTCTGATGGAACACAGGCAAAGGCTGGTGTACCTTCTATTACAACATTTGCAACAGCAATTTCATCCTCTGCAACTATTGCAGCAGGAGAGCAGGATAAGTTTATTCCTCTAACAGGAGCAGTAACAATTACACTTCCTGCAACAGGCTACTCAACTGGACAATCTATTGATTTCTATCAGGCTTCTGGTACTGGAGCACAATTTGCTTCAACCAATAGCGTTGTAGGAACTCCAGGATTAAAGTTCAGAACAACTAACTCAGTTGCAACAGCAATCAAAACTTCAAGTGGATGGCTGGTCTTCGGAGACTTATCAGCATAATAATAAATTAAAGGAGATTAACTATGTCAAAGCAAGCAGGTAGAATGAGCCAAAGTGCAAATGACTTTTTGGCACCTTATGCACCAACGATAGGAACAGCAACAGATGTTGGAACAGGAAGAGCATATAATAATGGTGCTGCAACAGTAACATTTACTCCAACTGGACCTAACGCAGCGACATCTTACACAGTTACATCTTCTCCAGGAGGGTACACTGCAACAGGTGCATCTTCTCCAATAACAGTAACAGGTCTGCAGTCTAATACTTCATATACCTTTACAGTTACAGGAACAAATGCAGCAGGAACTGGAAGCCCATCAAGCGCATCTAACTCTATTACTGCAACAACTGTTCCACAAGCACCTTCAATTTCTTCAGTTGCTGACGTTGGAACAAATCGTCCTTTCAATAATGGTGCTGCAACTGTTAACTTTAGTGCAGGTGCAACTGGTGGTAAGGCAATTAGTTCTTATACAGCAACTGCAAGTGCTGGTCCTTCTATTGGAGGATCATCATCCCCATTAACAGTAACAGGACTTTCCTCTGGATCAACACAGACATTTACTGTTACAGCAACTAACGCTAATGGAACATCTGCAGCATCATCAGCATCTAGTGGAATACTTATCACAACTGTTCCAGATACACCAGGTGCTCCTTCAGCATCCACTATAGCAAATCAATGTAATGATTCAGTATCTTGGAATGCTCCTAATAATGGCGGTAAGGCAATTACAAATTATTACTGGACATCATCTGACGGAAAATCTGGAAATACAGGAAGCACATCTGTTACTGTTTCTCAGGAATGCGGAACTGCACAAACTTATAATGTTAGAGCAGACAATGCAAATGGAGTTTCTGGAACATCATCAAATTCTGGATCAGTTACAACATTTTCATTTGCACCATTCGGCTTTGCTCCGTTTGGAGCCTTCGGTGCGTTCGGTGCATTCGGCGCATTCGGTGCGTTCGGTGCGTTCGGTGCATTCGGTGCCTTCGGTGCCTTCGGTGCATTCGGTGCATTCGGTGCCTTCGGTGCCTTCGGTGCATTCGGTGCGTTCGGTGCATTCGGTGCCTTCGGTGCATTCGGAGCATATGCTTTTTCTGCTATATCGTTAGCAGCAACAACTGAAGTTCTAATTCCTGGAGCACCAGGTTCTTCTAAGACTGCTGGAGAATTACAGGTTGGAGATACATTATTAGCACTTAATATTCCAAATCCAGGAAACTCAGATTGGGTTAATTGGGAGGTAGATTCTTCTACTCTATCATTAAGTTCTGAAGATATTGTAGAAACTCAGATTGTTTCTTTGACTACTGTTCCTGAATCCCAATTTATATATGTTGATGGAGATTTATTCTCTACAACACACTATATTTTAGTACAAAAGGGAGCAGCAACTAAATTTATAAGTGCTGCAGATATTGATACAAGTTATAAGATCTTTTCGCCAGAAACTGGATCTTTTGTTGATATAACCTTGGTAGAGACAATAAATATGGATCTAAATAAGATATCTATTAACTGTGAGCCATATGATAACTTCTTTACTAAGAAGATGTTAGTATTTGATAGACCAGATCCGCTAGTCTAATATCAGAAGTTTTTAACTTATGATATACTCTTAATATGAGTAAAGACAAATCTGCAAAAATATCATTTGTATCTACAATGCCAAAAACTGTAGATTTATTTCCAGAACCAGTTCCAGCATTCAAAGAAATACCATCCTGGTTTAAAAAAATTCTACCTTTTTATGAAGGTAATGATACGCCAATCGATGGTGTACAAAGATTAACTGTTAAAAGGTGCGTTGCATTTTTAGATATGCTTTCAAGCGGGTACATAATTAAGGCACCATTTGATATATATATTGATACTACTGATGGAAAACAAGTTTTTCAAATTCCAAAGGCAATGGAATCATTTTCTAATTCTGGTATAAAACCAATGATAGGAACTCATGATATTAAGCAAGTAGAAGGTTATCCAATAGACAAAGATCAATATATTGAGCATATTTTTAGAATCAATCCTATCTGGGTTGCAAAAGGAAGTAAAGGAGTAAGTGCATTTTTTATACAACCACAACATCACGAAGTATCCCCGTTATATGCGGTTTCTGCAGTTATAGATATTGATTCTTATCCATCTGATGGTTTGCTATCATTTTTAGTTAAAAAAGATTTTAGAGGATATGTTCAAAAAGGAACTCCATTGGTTCAGGTAATACCTTTTATGAGACAAGACTTTGTTTCTGAAATTATTAAAGATCAAAAAGAAAATGAAAAAGTAAAAGAGATAGTAAACAAAGTAAGATCAGTATTTAATTCTGGTTATCGAAGAATGATGTGGAAAAAAAAGAGTTACATCTAACCATAAACCTAAATAATACAATTAGAGTTTTGTAAAAGCAAAAACTCTGGTATACTTTACTAATTACAGTTTCTTAAGGAGAACAACAGTGTCAGATTTTTTTAGTTTTCATTTGTCTGAAGATTTTATAAATGAGTATAAATCAAAGGAACCACCATTTGGATTTGCAGATGCTGGGGGTAATTCATTAGGAGAGATTACATTTATTCGTACCTACTCTCGTATGAAGGAAGATGGAACTAAGGAAAGATGGTATGAGGTTTGCCGTCGTGTAATCGAGGGTATGTATTCAGCCCAAAAGAATCACGCTAAAGAAAACAGACTACCTTGGAATGACTACAAGGCACAGGCTTCTGCAAAAGAGGCATATCAGCGTTTATTTGAATTAAAGTGGACTCCGCCAGGAAGAGGGCTTTGGTCTTTTGGAACAGCGCTTACAATGGAAAAGAAGAATTCCGCAGCACTTCAAAACTGCGCCATGGTATCTACCAAAGATATTGATCGTAATGATCCAGGACAATTATTTGGTTGGGTAATGGATGCCTTAATGATGGGTGTAGGTGTAGGGTTTGATACCTTGGGCGGGGAGAAAAAACTTTCTATCTATAGCCCAACAGAACCACCACAAGTATATGAAATACCAGATACTCGTGAAGGTTGGGTAGAGTCTGTTAGATTATTAATTAATTCGTTTTTGAAGCCTAATATGTATATTCAGGAATTTAACTATGACCTTATTAGGCCTTTGGGTGCCCCTATTAAAGGTTTTGGAGGTACGGCAAGCGGTCCTGCACCACTTATTCAACTACACAAGCAGATAAGGTCTGTAATCGGCGGTAGAGCAGGAGAAACCCTTGACTCAAGAGCAATAGTAGATATCGTAAACCTCATTGGTACCTGTGTGGTATCAGGAAATGTTAGACGATCTGCAACTCTGGCTTTGGGTGATGCTAAAGATCAAGACTTTATGAATCTTAAGAATTCAGAGGCCTTCCCAGAAAGAAATTCATTTGATCCAGAAAATCCAGGCTGGGCATGGATGTCAAATAACTCTATTTCTGCGACGGTAGGTACAAAGTACGAAGACTATGTAGACCTAATAGCAAATAATGGTGAACCTGGTTTTATATGGTTAGATGTTGCAAGAAACTACGGGCGTTTAAAAGATCCTGCAGATGGTAAAGATTATAGAGTCATGGGATTTAATCCATGTGCAGAGCAGCCACTGGAATCATACGAATTATGTACCTTGGTTGAAGTACATTTAAATCGTCATGAGTCTAAAGAAGATTTCTTGCGGACATTAAAGTTTGCATATCTATATGGCAAGACGGTAACGCTGATACCAACACACTGGCAACAGACAAATGGAATTATGCAGCGTAATCGTCGTATCGGAACATCACTTACAGGTATTGCTTCATTCTCAGACAAATTTGGTTTGCCTGTTGTGCGTGAATGGATGGACGAAGGATATGAGACTATTCGTAAATATGATCATTCCTATTCTGAGTGGTTGTGCGTTCGTGATTCCATTAGAGTCACAACTGTTAAACCATCAGGGTCTGTATCAATTCTTTCTGGCGCAACACCTGGAGTTCACTGGGCGCCTGGAGGAAACTATTTCTTGAGAGCAATTCGTTTTGGGAATACAGATCCAATGATTCACTTATTCAAGGCTGCTGGATATAAGATGGAGGCTGACCTTGTATCTGCGAATACAACTGTCGTATATTTCCCAGTACATTCTGGTCACGCAAGATCTGAAAAGGATGTAACATTATTTGAGAAGATTGCGCTTGCTGCTACTGCTCAGAAATACTGGTCTGATAACGGCGTGTCTGTAACGCTTTCATTTGACAAGGAAACTGAAACAAAGCATATAGCGCCTGCACTTCATATGTACGAAGGACAGTTAAAAGCAGTTTCATTCTTGCCGATGGGAAATAAGGTGTATCCACAACAACCATACACTGAAATAACTGAAGAGGAATATAACTCATATATTGGTCAGATTAAAAAGATCGATTGGTCTGCAATTTATGATGGAGCAGAAAATCTGGAGGCACAGGGCGAAATGTACTGTACTACAGATGCTTGCGAAATAAAAATCTCGTAGTATGATAAAATAGACTCATAATGTCTAGCCCATCAAATCTATATGCAGAAAAAATATTCTCTGAGCACCCTCAGTTTTTGTGGGCACTTGATGATAAGGCTGATTATGTCTCTATAATTTCAGAGGCACAAAGAGATACCTCCACTTGGTCTATTGATAATGGATCTTCTATAGTAACTGAAGAACTTTTAGATGCACCATTCCCAGATAGTGTTATTAATAAAATTACTCCAGTTGCAGTTCCAGAAGGATTATTTTCAGTAACATTAGTTAGTCCAGAAATAGTTAATGTAAATCAATTAAATGATACACTTAAAACTTTTTCAATCGGATCTTATTTTTATACGCTCAGTTCTTATGCACTAAGTATAGATATAGGTTATAGATATTATGATGATGCACAAGAACAATATATAGATGTATTAAAATCATATGATGCATCACTTTCTAGCAGATGGTACTTTTTATCTGAAACATTTAGTCCAGAATCTACTGATCTACCATTAAGATTAGTTATAAAGATAAATTATTTGGGACAGTCTACAGATTTAAACGATTATATATTTTATATAAATGGAATTACTTTTGGTCAATGGGCAGAAGAGTTTCAATCTCAATCTTTAGGTGTAACAACTATAGATTTGCCATCAAATATTGCTCTTCCAACATCTAAAGTTGTTCAGGCAAGCGCATATGGATTATCAGATAATCCTGGATACTATTTTGTAAATAACAACTCTTTAATGGCTAAAAATTTTGGAATGCCAATGGTTTTTGGATCTCAGAATATAACTAAGTTATATAGCAATAACAATTCTCCATCCCTTATTGTTCCATCAAATGGAATGATGTCAAATAATGGAAAGCATCAAGACTTCACTTTAGAGTTTTGGATTAGAACCAATAATTCATCCACACAGTCAAAAAGAATTGTTGGACCAATAGCGTCTACTGACGGACTATACTTAAATGGACCATTTTTAGTATTAAAAATTAATAATCAATATTCTTCATATTATGTTGGACATTGGGAAAGGCCAATGCTTATTCACTGGAAATATTCATCAAATTTAACAACAGTTCTTTTAAATGGTGAAGAGGTTATATCAATTGTAATTGATGCACACTCTATATCCTTGCCTGAATCATTTAATAATTTGGGAAAAAGTCAAGATTGGATAGGGTTTTATGCTTATGAAAATATTGAGCCAATAGAAATAGATTGCGTAGCATTATATACATATTTAGTTCCATTACTTGTTGCAAAAAGAAGATTTGTTTACGGGCAGGGAGTTCAGTATCCAGAAAATCTTAATGCTTCTTACGGTGGCAACTCTGTAGTATTTGATTATTCGTTTGCTGATTATACAAAAAATTATAACTATCCCGATTTAGGATCATGGTCACAGGCTTCTTTAGACAATATAGTTGTTCAAGAAAATTATTTAACTACTCCAAATTTTAATGTTCCATCAATAGTAACTAATAATACTTCTAAGACGCAAGTAAATATGCTGGCTGACTGTGCAGTTATACAGAATGAATCTTCTCTATTCTTAGATTTAAGGCCTAACTCATCATGGGATACAACCAATTCATATTTATACTTTAATGACTTTTCTTTATCTGGAGAAAGGGTTCATGCATTTTATGGATTGTTTAAAAAACCACTTTCTTATTCTGGAAATCAAGTATTAATTAGAATTGAAGATTCTAATTTTAACTATTTTTCTATAGAATGTTTTAACAATGATGTAAGGTATATTTTTAAATATGGTGGGGCTTCAGAACAAATACTATATGAGGCATTAGCAGTAGAAAACAATAAAATGTTTGCAGTAGGAATAGAAGTAGATATTTTTAGAGATTATTTTGGTGATAATGTTTTGTCTTTTTTTAGCAATCAATCGGCATTAAAGATGTATGTAGGAGGAACAAAAGAATTTACAAAAACATTTACTGGTAATATTTATAAGGTAGCACTTTGTTCAGAAAAAAATGTTAAAGATATTTCAAATCTTTTTAATTTAATCGGAGTTCCAAAAGACTATGAAAATATATTTAATCTATATGGCCCTGGAGTAGACTATGATGGAGGAGACGCAGATCAAGATTTTTGGAACTATTATATAAACTATCAAAATCCTTTTGATTTTGATGCTGACGAATTTTTAAATGTAGTACTTTCTGACCATAAGCCAAGTTTAGGAGTAGTTCCAAAAAATTATTTCGATAGTTTTTATTTGGATGTAGATGTAAAGGGTTCTTGGAAGGATTATGTTCCACTGTCATATTTTGGTCAATATATAACTGATGAGTATGGAGATTCTAGATTTGGATTAGACTATATACAATTTAATGTTAACTATCCTGCTCCTGCAAAATTTAAAGAAACAGAAGTAATAGATATAGATGGATGGACTTATTCAGAATTAAATCAAGAATATTCATATCCCCAACAAAGAACATATGAATCTTTAGATAATTATTTATATACTGGATATATAAATTATCAAGATTTAGCAGAAAGATCACTCAAAACATATTCTTATGACACAACAGGAGCAACATTAAAAACATACATAACATTTGAATACTTAGAGACTGGCGCTAATGCATCGAATGGATTTTTTGTAAATATAGAAGATGTTCCAAAAAATGGAGTAATAACTCCAGGAAGTAATTGGATAAATACTAAGTATGAAGTTGTAGATAATGTTTTAATATATCCACCTAAAAATGTAGACTTTAATGATTTAGCAATTGTAATGCATCTTGAATTTGAGGTAGATGGAATTAAGCATAAGCCAATTAAAATTAAAAGTTTACAATTAGCATCACAGGCATTTAATTATAATACTGTGAACAATATTGGAACTAGATTTGGAACTAATGTTTATCCATATGTAAATACTGGCTATTATTATAACTATAAAGCAAAAAATCCAATAACAATATATAAGGGTTCTTCTCCTTATTTATACCTAACAAGATACTCTGGGTTAGAAATTAGAGGTAATCATGATCCATTAATAAATCGTGGAGTGGCAATTCCAGTTAATGCAAATAAAACAGCAGACTATGAAGTTATGGCAATGCAATCTTTAATTAGATTTAATTCAGATTTTTTCCCATATGCACCAACCCAAATAATGCAAATTAATTCTAAGGGTAAAATAATTAAGTTTTATATGGTAGCAAATCATCCAGACGGAAAGAGGGCAAAAATTTATGCAATAGATGGTAATACTGGTGCTCTTTATAATGGAATATCTTTTTATATAAATGGTAACGTAGTAAAGGAACCAGTTTTAAATGTAAATGAATGGGCAATGTTAGGAATAGGATTCCCTAGCGTTTTAAACTTTAAATCTTATGCAGGTTCAATTATGATTAATGGACCTATTATTTTTGATGATCTTTCTTATTATCAAACAACAAGTTTGCAAGAGATACAGGCAGTATCCAAGCGTCCATGGGCAAGGGTAAAGTTTGCAATAGATGGACTTTTTGATTGGGAATATTGGAATGATTATTATGTTTGGCAGGGAGTATTAGTTCAGTCATCAATAAGTTACTATGGAGTTAGTCCAGCAGATTTATATAAGGCTTATACAGGAACAAATAAAATAATAATAGACGACTCAAGGCCTTTAAGGTTTGGAGATTACGAATATGCTGTTTTTAAAGATGTAGAATGGCAATCTCAAGTGTCTGACGCAGTATAATATGGTATACTGGTGGTTATGAAAAGTAAAGATCAGCCACTTTTTGACAAAAAGGGTAAGCCAAGAATGCCAGGTCAAATCGGTGAGACCAAAGTAACAGTAATAGATAAAAATTATGACTGGGGCATTTATGTTTGGAAAAAATCTAATGGCAGATGGTTTACTGACGGTAATGGTAATATTTTAAATATTCCTTCAATGAAGGGTGATCTTGCAAGAATTGCAGAATTAAAACAAGCAGCAGCATATTATGGAGAGCCAGACGGGGAGCCATATTTCTTTGCGGGTATGGGAAGAGTAACTGATGAAGAGTATAGCGAGCAAGTAGATAGAATGAAGGCTGGACTAATTCCCAATCTAAATGATCTTGGTGCAGTACAGGCAGCAAAAGATACTATAGCAAAATATGGAGATGAAGAGTAATGTCTGAAGAGAAAGAGTATATCCTTAAAGCAAGTTTAGATAATTTAGCAGATCAGTCTGATTCTTTTAAGACATCAGATCCATTCAATAAGACATGGACAGAATTAAAGTCGTATTCTGGTTTAGATAATAATTTTAAAAGAAGAACCTCTCGTCTTGTAGAAAAAGCAGAAAACAATCCAACACAAGGATATCTTGATAGTGCAAGAGCAGAACAACATGGTTTGGGAGATGCCAAGTCAAAAGAAATTAATCCTGGAACGGTATATAGAAATGGCTATGGGCTATTTGATGTAATCACTCCGCCATGGAATGTTTATGAGTTGGCTAATTATTATGACACATCTTTTGCTAATCATGCTGCTATTGATGCAAAGGTAGAAAACATCGTTGGACTTGGATATGACTTTGAGGTTTCTCCAAGCACAATGCTTCGTCTTGAATCTAACAAAGATAAAGAGCAAGTATCTAGAGCAAGAAATAGAATTGAACGTGCAAAAATTGAAATGCATGAGTGGCTTGAGTCATTAAATGATGATGATTCTTTTACAACAACAATGATGAAAGTTTATACAGATGTTCAGGCAGTTGGAAATGGATATTTAGAAGTTGGTAGAACAACACGTGGAGAGATTGGGTATATAGGACATATTCCAGCAACAACTATGCGTGTTCGTCGTTTGCGTGACGGGTATGTTCAAATTATTGGAAGTAAGGTTGTTTATTTTAGAAATTTTGGTGCTAAGAATCCTAACCCAGTTACATCGGATCCTAGGCCAAATGAAATCATACACTTTAAACAGTATTCGCCTTTAAATACTTTTTATGGTGTACCAGATATAATGTCGGCAATAAACTCGCTCCATGGAGACCAGTTAGCGTCACAATATAACATTGACTACTTTAGCAATAAGGCTGTCCCTCGTTATGTTGTGACACTAAAGGGTGCTCGCTTATCTGCGGATGCTGAAGACAAGATGTTTAGATTTTTACAAACAAGTCTTAAGGGTCAGTCTCATAGAACTCTTTATATTCCTTTACCAGGAGATACAGATAGCAATAAGGTTGAATTTAAGATGGAGCCTATTGAGGACGGGGTTCAAGAGGGATCATTTAAAGAATATCGTAAACAAAATCGTGATGATATTTTAATTGCACATCAAGTTCCACTTTCTAAACTGGGTGGAGGAGACTCTGGCTCAATCGCTGCAGCCCTTGCTCAAGATCGTACATTTAAGGAGCAGGTGTCTCGTCCAGCACAGAGAGAAATAGAAAAAATTATTAATAAGATAATTAAAGAAAAAACAGATGTTTTAGTTCTTAAATTTAAAGAATTAACGCTAACTGATGAAATTGCACAGTCTCAAATTTTGGAAAGATATGTAAAGACTCAGGTAATGCTTCCTAACGAAGCAAGATCTGTTCTTGGCCTTCCACAAAGGGAAGGAGGAGACGAGCCATTTAACCCCAAGCCAGAACAGGCAGCAAATGATAATGCCGATAGGGCGAGGGATGGAGAAAGAATGAACAATCAGTCTGATGGGGCTGCCACTATAAGTGGTAGAAACCCAAAAGGTGAGGGTAGATCTTCTCAATAGTTTTCCACATAGTTATTCACATTTTATTAACATTTGTGTAAAAAAGGCTCTATAATATATTCTAGTATGACTATATCTAAAGCCCATTGGGATACCAGTGGCGACTCAGTAAGACTTTCCCTTCCATTTGCGAAGGTTGATAAGGAGAGACGCATCGTCTCTGGTTTTGCATCTCTTGATAACATTGATAAGCAAGGCGATATAGTTACAGCAGAAGCATCAATGAAAGCATTCTCAAAGTTTCGTGGCAACATTCGTGAGATGCATCAGCCACTCGCTGTAGGTAAAATGGTTAATTTTAAAGAAGATAGATATTTTGATCCAGAATCTAAAAAGTTTTATTCTGGAGTTTTTGTTTCTGCATATGTATCAAAAGGTGCACAAGATACATGGGAAAAAGTTTTGGACGGTACACTAACAGGATTTTCTATTGGTGGTCGTATGAATAAATGGGATGACGGTTATGATGAAAAGTCAGATACCACAATTAGAATTATTAAAGATTATGATCTTGTTGAGTTATCATTAGTTGATTCTCCAGCAAATCAATTTGCAAATATTATGCATGTTGAAAAAGTTGATGGTGTTGAAGTTGTTAAGGGTCAAGATGTTGCATTAGAAAATGTTTTTTATGATGAAGAGTCTGGTTTGGTAATGGTTTCAGAAGAAGAAACTGCAGTAAGTCCTACAACAGGAAATCAGATGAAGAATATAGGTTTCGTTGAAAAAGAAGACAACGAAAAAATGGATATAGTCAAATTCTTAGTAGATAGTGCTAAAGGCATTGATGCTAAGATTACGAAGGAGGATAATCCTATGGCAAAGAAAACAAAGACTGAAGAAGTCGAAGTTACAAAGTCAGAAGAGATCGCTCCAGAGGCAGATGCAGTAGTTGAAACTCCTGTCGCAGAAGTTACTGAAAAGTCTGAAGAGACTGCAGTGGCTGAAGAAACTGTTGAGAAGTCTGAAGAGACTCCAGCAGAAGAAGTTGCCAAGGCTGAAGAATCAGTCGAAGCACCAGCAGCAGAAGTTACTACAGAGGTATCTAAATCAGATGAAGCAATTGTTGAAACAGTTGCTGAAATCAAGAATACAATTACATCAGCCTTTAGCGATTTAGTTGAAACTGTAAAGTCTTTGCAGGCAGAAGTAGAAATGCTTAAGTCTTCAAAGGTTGATACAGCAGCAGTAAAGAGTTCACTTGATGCAGTCGCCAAAGACATTGCTGCAACAATTGAGCAAGTAGATAAGTTTGGTAAGCGAGTTGACGCAGTAGAAGCAGATACCGCTTTCCGAAAGTCTGGCGATCTAGGCGAGATCGTGCAGGAACAACCAGCAATGGTTGAAAAATCCCTATGGGGCGGACGTTTCCTCAAAACAGCCGACTTATTTAATTAAGCAAAATCACTTAGGAGGTGACAATATGTCGGAAGAGATTAAGAAAAACCAGCCAGGAGAATCTGGCGAACTAGGCGGAACAGCCCCTGGTCTTTATCAAGGTCAAGGTGCATTCGCTTCAGGTGGTGTTGGAGGTGTAACAGATCCAGGTGCAGATACACTTGGAAACATTCCTAACGCTAACTTTGGTGTTACCACTGGTCCTAATGCCGTAAACCCTTCGGGTGATGCTGCAAGCGGAATCCTACGTCCTGAACAAGCACGTCGTTTTATCGATTATGTTTGGGATGCTACCGTTCTCGCCCAAGATGGTCGTCGTGTGACCATGAGAGCAAACACCATGGAATTGGAGAAGATCAACGTAGGTGAGCGTGTAATCCGTGCTGCTGCTCAAGCAGTAGGCGATTATAAGAACACTGGTGCGACCTTCTCAAAAGTAGAACTTACCACAAAGAAAATCCGTTTGGATTGGGAAGTTTCTGCTGAAGCACTAGAAGACAATGTCGAGGGGGGTGCTTTGGAAGATCATCTAGTAAGATTGATGACCAACGCATTTGCTAATGACATTGAAGATCTTGCTATCAACGGTGATGGTGCAACAGCGCCATTCCTTTCAATTATGCCTGGCTTCATCAAGAAGCACAAGGACAATGGAGATTCACATGAGGCACTAATTACAGTTGCTGATAATGCATGGACTCCAGAGAAGATGCAGGAAATTATTCTTGCTATGCCACGTAAGTACCGTGCACTTAAGAACAATCTTAAGTTCTACGCAGGTACAGATGCATTCGCAGGTATCGTTAAGAACAACGGTACATTGTCTGATGCAATCGCTGAGGCACTTGGTAAGAATGGTAATACCTATGCAAATACACAGGCATACCTTGATGGTCAAGGCCAGACATTCGGTGGAGCACGTACAACTCGTGTTCTCGGAATTGATGTCCAAGAAGTTCCTTATTACCCTGAAGGATATGTCGATTTGACATTCCCACAGAACCGTGTATGGGGCTTCCAGCGTGATATCGTCGTCAACCGTGAATATGTTGCGAAGAAGGATACAATTGAATATACTGTATTCGTTCGCTTCGGTATTCAATGGGAAGAAGAAGACGCAATTGCGTGGGCAGACTCTGCAGCAGATGCATAATCTGTAAGCAGTAACCTTTGAGAGGGGGTAGGGGTTAGATCTCCTCCCCCTCTTATTCTTTAGTATTCTGTTATAATAGTCATATAGGAGGTAAAATAATGGAAGAAAATAATTTTAATAATGAAAACAATGAGGCACCAGTAGAAAATATTGTTGCTGAAGAGGCTCCTATTGAAGCACCAGTTGCTGAAGAACCAGTAGTTGAAACAAAGGTAGAAGAAGTTGCTGCTGAAAATAATATTCAGGCATCAGTTTCTGAAGTATCAGAATCTTCTGATGCTATTACTACAAACGACTTAAGCAGATCTGCAAGTGATACAGTGCAGGCTGTAGGTTCTATCGTAAATGGTGTGATTGGAGTCACACAAACACCACGTCCAGCAAGAGAAGCAGTAAATGTTGCCCCTAAAAAGTCAAACAAAACTGTTGCAATTCATTCTACTAAGAATGTAAGTTGGTCTGGAGTGGGCAAGGTGTATCGTGGATATAATATTGTTACACCTGAGCAGGCTGATAAATGGCTAACTCGTAGTCATGTCAGACTTGCTACACCAGAAGAAGTAGCCAAGGAGTTTGGTCGCTAAATGGAAATTCTAAGAGTTCCGCCATATAACTTAACCGTTACACTTGATGTTGCATTAGCAACTACAGAGTATGAATATAAAATTGTAGATATGGCGGACTCTTCAGAAATAACTGGTGAAGTTACTTCAAGTGCTTCAAAAAAAGTAACTATTCCACTTTCTTCAAAATATGATACTCAATATAAAATTACGGTAGATGGAGAAGACACATACGTAGATGTAGTACGTCCATATATAAATCCTAATACTCAAGGTACAACTGCCAGCGAGGTAGAGTCATATAGAAAAAATGAAGAACTAGCCAGAGCAATAATTGACTCGGTTTGTGATGTAGAATTTTATTATAAAAAAAGAGTTTTAGAGACTACAGGTCAAGGATTAGACTATCTACCTATTTGGGTAGACGCAAAAAATATTTTAAAAGTTTATGAAAACAATGTTTTGTTATATGATGCAGATGATTTAGAAAATTCTATATCAACATTTGAAATTACATCAGATGGATCTGCAATAACAATGTCATATAGCGATGCAATTAATAGAGATGAATCAGCACGTATTTTATTGCCTGCATCTCCTACTGATATAACAGAATTAGATTATTCAGCAAGAGGATTTCCAAAAGGTTGGGATTATAAAATTGTTTTAGAGGTTGGATATAATAAAGTTCCATCAGATATTGTAAGAGCAACAGAATTACTAATACATGATATTGATTGTGGAAAGTTAGATTATTATAAGAGATATATTGGTGCATACAACACCGATCAATTTAGAATTCAGTTTGATAAGGCTGTGTTTGAAGGCACAGGTAATTTACTAGTAGATAAAATACTTGATAAGTATCGTAAACCGATTGAGTTCGTTGGGGTTCTATAATGGTAATATGCGAAACTCCAGACTTCGCATTCCCAATGCAAGCAGATATATATCATCCAATAGTTGAGCAGGGTGTATATGGTGAAGTTAAAAAGACTTGGATATTAGATAGAACTATTGCATGCTCATTTGCACCAGCAGGAACGGCATTTAAAGAAGAAGTTATTCCTAATATTAACATAACTCAAGATAAAATATTACTTGGTCGTGCAAAAACAGATATTCGTATATCAAGCATGGAAGCAAGAAACTCAATTACTAATGTTATTATAACAAATATTAAGGATCAAAATTGTAATGAGATATATGTAGAAACTTCTGGACCACGTGCTGGCAAGTCAACAATATTTGAGATAGCAACTCAGGATCCATTTACTGGACCTTTTGGAAATGTTGAATACTATAAACTTATTATACGTAGGTCTGAAAATCAGGCGGTAGATGTATGATAAAAATGCGAGTTGATTCTAAAAAGTTTAATAAAGATATGAGCAATATTATGGAATATTCGTTTGGCTTTTTAGAAGGAATTAACAGAGGAAAAAAGGCTTTTTATACAGCGCTTGGACCACAAATAGCAGAGTTAGCATCTCAATTTATTGACTCTAATTCTAAAGTATCTCCAGAACTTCTTCATCACATATATGAATGGGACAGAGTTGGAAGTCCAAAGGCTAGACTTTTTGATATAACATTTGTTGTTAGTAATCTTGGACTAACTTTTAATTCTTCATTAAAACAATCTCAGTCAATAAAAACTGGATCAAAGGTGCCATTTTATAACAAAGCAGAGATAATGGAAAATGGTGTTGCGGTAACAATTAAACCAGTTAAAGCACAGGTATTAAGGTTTGAGATAGGTGGAGAAGAAATCTATACATCAAATCCTGTAACAGTAGATAATCCTGGCGGACAAACTCAAGGTCAATTTAAAAATATAGTCGCAAATTTCTTTGGAGTTTATTTTAGACAATCTTTCTTAAGAGCAAGTGGAATAAAAGATTATTTAGAAAATCCAGTTGTATATAAAAAGAATTTACAAAAGGGCAAGGATCGTGGAAGATCAGAAGGAATAAAGACAGGCTATCGCTGGATAGTCAGTGCAGGAGTTAGGGCATGACAGAATCAACATCAGTATTAAATACGCCAGTATTATGGATAAATAAATATCTTCAGGAAAAACTACAAGATGTTTTGGAAGGTGATTTTGTTCCATTTTTCCCAACTGGCCCATCTACACTTGAAACTCTTCAAACACAGTTCCCAGAAGGTGGCGCTATGGCTGTTTATGACAGAATGTTTAGAATGCGTAGAGGACCATTCCCTCATATAAAGTGTGAACAAGTCTTATATTATTTTTATGCTTCAGCAAGTGAGCCTACCTTAAAAATGATTAAAATACAAGAAGCAGTACTTAGACTTCTAGATCGTGGAGATGAAAGTGCTGAAGAGTTAAACAAGTGGGTTCAGGGCAAAAATTTTGATGGCATGTCTTGCGAATTCTACTTTCATAATTTTAAGATATATCAACTAGAAGAGGCACGGGATATAGTAGACTTTGGAACAGCCCGAACCTATGCTGGTAACAAGATAATTATTGACTATGATTATCATCAGTCTACTACCAGATATAGAGATGGTGTCCTTACACAGGGGATATTAGGAAATTAATAAACGGCTGTATACTTATCAATGAGGAAACACGCCTTTTAATTTCTAGAAAAATAAAGAGGTGAAATAAATGGCATATACACGTGGTGATAGTACCCAGATTATCGTAGGTGCAGCAGCACTTTTTACGTATGAGAATGGTCCACTACCAGAAGCAGGAATTCTTCCAGGATATACTGCTGGTACATCCTACAAAGAAACTCTTTCCACAGAGGAAGGTTTCCGTAACGTAGGTTATACAATGAATGGTTTGGAACTTCAGTTCCAGCCAGACTTCGGTGAAGTTGCTGTTGATCAGGTTCTTGACGTTGCTAAGTTGTTCAAGCAAGGCATGCAAGTTAACCTCAATACAACATTTGCTGAGGCTACACTCGAAAATCTTCTCTTTGCTCTCGCAGGCAAAGGTGATGATTTGAACACGGTGTCTGGCAATCCAACACTCAATCTTTCAGCAGGCGATATTGGCGAATGTCCAGTAGAGCGTGGTTTGGTTGCAGTTGGTCCAGGAACTGGCGATTGTGCTGACTCAGATTCTATTGAAAGAATCTATGTTGCATATCGTGCACTCTCAATTGAGAGCGTAACTGTTGGTGCAAAGCGTGATGAGGCAACAATGTTTGAAGTCTCATTCCGTCTGCTTCCAAATGATAACGCATCTTACGGTAAAATCGTAGATCGTTCTCTATAATACAATTTAATAATACAGATAGCCCAGCCCAAAAGGTTGGGCTTTTCTGTTTTGGTATAATTGATTGATGCCTACTCAAATTTATGATAGTGAAATAGTTACATTAATAGACGGCACAGAAATATATGTAACTCCACTAAAAATAAAATACTTAAAACTTTTTATGAAAGAGTTTGATAGGGTAAAGAATGCCAAAAATGATTATGAGGCAATTGATGCTTTATGTTCTTGTGCCACAATAATGATGAGACAATTTTATCCTAAAATAAAAACACAAGAAGAACTTGAAAATAATATTGATATGCCAACCATATATAAAATATTAAAGGTTGCTGGCGGAATTAGCGTTAATGAAAAATCAGAAGACTCTGTAAAGGATCAGGCAACAAAAAGTGGCGCAACCTGGGAAGAGTTAGATTTAGCAGAATTAGAGTCTGAAGCATTTCTTTTAGGTATTTGGAAAGATTATGAAGAACTAGAAACCTCTATGTCTATGCCAGAATTAACATCTACATTAAAAATAAAAAGAGAATTAGACTATCAAAATAAAAAGTTTTTAGCAGCAATTCAAGGGGTAGACTTGGATAAAGAAAGCGGGAAACAAAATGCCTGGGAAGAAATGAAGGCTAGAGTATTCAGTAAAGGTAAGGCAGCAAACGCTAAAGATGTTCTAGCCCTACAAGGGGCAAATGCACAAAAGGCTGGATTTGGTATTGGTATGGGCCTAGACTATGAAGATCTAACTAAAAAATAAAACCTCGCTATGGTATAATTTACTTAATACCTTAAGGAGGAATAAATGGCTACAACTGTGCATGAAGAAAAAGAGATTACTCTTATTGATGGCACAAAAGTTAATATCAGACCACTTAAAATATCACTTCTTCGTCAATTTATGAAGAAGTTTGAAGGTTTGGCTGATGTTCAAGAAGATAATGATAAATCTATGACTTTGCTTATTGAATGCGTTCAGATCGCTATGAAGCAATATAAGCCAGAGTTAGCAGATGACCTTGCTAAACTAGAAGATCTATTAGACCTTCCAACAGTTTATCAAGTTGTTGAAGCAGCATCAGGAGTGAATCTTTCAGATACCGCACTTCTTGCTTTAGCACAACAATAAAAAATTAATACAGGAGGCGGTTAATGGCAGGAGATGTAAATAGCAACATTTTTATTAATGTTGATACTTCTTCGGCTATGGCACAACTTCGTGCCTTAGAAAAAGAATTAACTGCTCTTAACCGTGCTCTTGTAATAGGTACAAAAACTGCAGCGCAAGCGCAAGCAAAATATGCACAAGGATTATTACATAATGTAAACGCAACTGGTCAGTGGACAGCATCTATGACCAGAATGAAAACTGCTACAGAACAGTTTTCAACAGCACTCGATAGATCAAAATTATCACTCAAAGATTACTTTAGATATGGTGTTGCATCAACAAAAACATTTGGTAGAGTATTTGGTAGCGAATTTGACACAGTTTCTAAACTTGTTGAAAAACGTGTAAAAGTATTACAGCAACAATATGTTCAATTAGGTCGTGATGCTCAGGGTGCAATGAATGCCCTTAAGTTTACACCAAAAGCATTAAACTATAGAGATGTAACAACACAATTAATGTTGGCAACACAGCGTCAACAAATATTTAATAAGTTACTTGATGATGGATCTACTAAGTTATTAAATTTTGGTAAGAATACTCAGTGGGCTGGTCGTCAGTTAATGGTTGGTTTTACTGTTCCTTTAATGCTTTTTGGAACACAGGCAATTAGAGTATTTAAAGAAATAGAAACAGAAACTATTAAGTTTAAAAAAGTTTATGGAGATATTTTTACTGATCCAGGACAAACAGATCTAGCATTAAAAAACATAAGAGCATTGGCTGATGAATATACTAAATATGGATTAAAGGTTTCTGAAACAATCAAGATGGCTGCAGAGGCAGCAGCAGCAGGTAATAGTGGAAAGCAATTAGAAGAAATAGTAAACCAGACAAATAAGTTAGCCGTCCTTGGTGGTGTTACTCAAGAGAAAGCACTTGAGACTACAATTGCACTACAAAATGCTTTTAAAATTGATAGTAAAAATTTAGGTCAAACAATTAACTTTTTAAACGCTGTTGAAAACCAAACTGTTGTTGCCCTTGAAGATTTAACTGAAGCAATTCCACGTGTCGCTCCAGTTGTTCAACAGTTAGGTGGAGATGTTAAAGATCTTGCATTCTTTATGGCTGCTATGCAAGAAGGTGGTATCAGTGCAGCACAAGGTGCTAACGCATTAAAGTCTGGTCTTGGTTCTTTGATTAATCCAAGTAAAAAAGCAGCACAGGCTGCTGCTGATGTTGGAGTTAATATTAAAGGAATTGTTGAAGCAAACCAGGGTAACTTAAGAAATATAGTTGTTGGATTTGCTCAAGCATTAGAGCCATTAACAGAATTGCAACGTACTAGAGTCATCGAAGATGTATTTGGAAAATATCAGTTTGCAAGAATTTCTGCTTTATTAAATAATATTACAAAAGATGGAACTCAGGCTGCTAGAGTTTTGCAATTAGCAAATGCATCTGTTGAAGAACTTGCAATTTTATCAGAGCGAGAATTAGGAACTCAAGCAAATTCTGCAATGAACAAACTTGTAGGTGCTACAGAAAGACTAAAGGCTGCAATTGCACCTATTGGAGAGGTATTTGCCAAAACACTAACTCCAGCAATTGAGTTTATTACTCGAATGGCTGAAAAATTTAATAAATTACCAGATGGGATTAAAAAGGGAATTGCAGTAATTACTGCTGTAGTAGGTGGATTAGGACCAATATTTTTAATGACTTTTGGTTTGCTTGCAAATGCAATTGCAAACGTTATGAAAGGATTTAATGTACTTCGTAAAGGATATCAGTCTTTAGCATATGGATCTAGCGATGCTGCATTAAAAACACAATATTTAACAAATGAAGAACTAGAAAATATTTCAATAACAAATGCTCTTTATTCTTCTCATGAAAGATTATCGGCAGCATATAAAATAGAGTCAGCAAGTCTTGGAGCCTTAATTGCTCAATATCAGAGTGGAGCCTCAGCAATGAGGGCATTCTCTGCATCTAATCCAGGACTATTTATTCCTGGAAAAGGTGTTCCGCCACTTCGTCGTGCAGGAGGAGGTGTGATAAGTGGACCAGGAACTTCTACATCAGACTCAATTCCAGCATACGTATCTGATGGAGAATACGTAGTAAATGCAAAGGCAGTAGATAAGTATGGAGTAGAGACATTTGATGCACTAAATGCAAGAAAATATTCTACTGGTGGTCCAGTAATTGGTAAAGATGGAGTTCCTAGATTATTTGGTGGCGCATGGATGAACTCAATTCGTTCTATGATGCCAAAGACAAGACTTGGTATTGTTCAGGATGGGTTTGCTTTATCTGGATTTGGCGGGGCAGCCAGAGCAACAACTAATGCATTATATTATCCTAATTCTCCAAAATTAAAGAATTGGAGATCAATACCATGGGAAGATGACAAAGATGGTTTGATAATAAGAGACCCAGGTACTGGAGAAACATATAAGATTGCTAAATCAAAAAAGAAAGAGTTTGATGATGCTTTTGCAGAACTTGTCTCTGCTGGCGGAGTTCAAAAATTTAAAGATAGACCAAGCATGACTGCTGGCGAATATTTAATACATAGATTACATAAATATCAAAAAGTTAAAAAGAAACCATTAAGACCTTCTAGCATATTTGGTCAGGTTGGATCAGCAGGTAAGAAAAAGAATAAAAATGCTCCTTCAGAAGTTAAAAGTGCATTAACAAAGGCTGCAATGGCAGATCCAAGTTCAAATGCTGCAAAAGTTCTTAGGTCATTAAAATCTGATATAGATTTTCTTGAAGATACTCCAAGGTTAACTGCTGAAGAAAAAAATACAATTAAAAAATATCTAACTGTTGATGTTGCCCATATAGATCCTAAAGATAGATTCCTGTGGTCAACTAGAACAGGAAGTCGAGATGTTGGTGTAATTAATAGAACATTGGCATATGAAAGAAAAGGATATCCACTTAAAGGTTCTCATATATTTACTGCTAAAGAGGCTGAAGATTTCCTTAATTATCTAAAAGTTAAAGAAATGGTTGCTTCTAATATGGGAACGCAACTTCCTGCAACACACAAAGCAGCAATGCTTCTTTTAGAAAGAAGAATAGCAAATGGATTTTATGATAAAGTTAAAATAAAAGATACTGATATTGGTTTGCAGTATAGATCATATAGAACAGATCCAGAAACACGCAAATCATCTATAGTTGATGAATTTGCTAAAGGTGGAAGAGTTAGAAAGTATGCTAATGGTGTATTTTCAGTACCTGGACCAAAGGGTGCTGGAGATGTTGTTCCTGCAATGTTGTCGCCAGGAGAAGCAGTAATTCCAACAGCACAAACCGCAAAGTATCAACCATTAATAAAATCTATCATTGCAGATAATGTTCCTGGTTATGCTGGATCAAATTTAGATGATCCTTGGGCAGATGATACAAGATATACAAATTATAGAACATCAAGAGCAGAGGCTAATGTAGATAGAATAGCAGAAAAAATAGCAGGAAAGATCGAAAGAGGTAAAACAAGAGGCGGCATTGTAGGAAGAATGTCTGCTCGTGCTGAAAGGGCAATAGTAAATGCAGTTAATGCAGAACCAGTAAGATCAACTAAAGCAGTTCCTCCAGCAGTTGCACAACCGTTCATGGCACTTAATAATACCGTTGCTGCAAATACAGCAGCAGTTCAAGACGATACTGATGCAACAAGAACTTCTGCTAGAACTACTCAGCAAATAGCAAATGACGATAAAAAACTTAACAGAACACGTGGTGTTCGTGGATATATGCTTGGATATGGTAAAGTTCCAGATGTTGATCCAGAAACTGGAAGACGTTTAAGTTATCAAGAAAAACAGAACTATCGTCAAAATCAAAGAATGCAAAGAGGACTAGGTCCTTCTATGGCTTTAGGTGCTGTTGCTTCTACTGCAATGATGTATGGAATGGCAAAGCCAGATAGTTTTGCTGGTCAAAATATGAATTTACTTATGGGCGTAACTGCACTTGCAGGCATACTGCCATTACTTAATAGTCCATTAAAAATGATGATTGCATCTATTGTAGGGCTAGTAGGATTATATAAAATGCAGTCAGCACAAATTAAACAGGCACTACTTGATGGAGAAGCACAGGCAAAAGCAATGTCTATGACCACTGCTAAACTAGAGTCTCTTGGCAAATATACAAATCAGGTCTCCATAACACAAGTTTCTGCTGCTCAACGTGCTAAAAGAACTACTGAGATTACGCCAGTCAATCAAACATTTGGTTTTAACTTTTTGGGATCTGAAACAGGCAAAGCCTTTATGTCAGAATTTAATAAAACTGTTAAAACTATGGGTACAGATGTTGCTGCAAAAAATTTAGCAAATCAATTAGGATCCGCAGTACAACAGGGTGTGTTAACAGCAGATCAAGCAGAATCTATTGCAACTAATATTGCTAGATCATTAAATGATACAGTGCTTGAGGCAAATCTTCGGGGTAGAATAATTGAACTTGTCGGACCTAACGGTATTAATTTATCCAAAAACCCATATGAATTAAATGTTAAATTGATGACTGATGCAAGAGAATTAGAACAACTTTCATTAAGTCAATTAAATAAAACAGCAGGCGATGTTAATCAAGGATTACTTGGCATTGGTGGTAAACGTGCAAACTTAAAGCCTGGTGGAGCGATTATGGGCAATCCACTTCAATGGAGTGAAACTGCACAACTTCAGGGTATTGCGGCTTCTGGAACTGCTGCCAGTTTACTCAAAGCGGCAAAAGTAGCAAGAGTTGCAAAATATGCTGCTGCTGCTGCAACTGGACCAGAAACTCTTGGAATTGGAGCAGTAGCATCACTTGTAATTGGAGAAGCAATTACTGCTTCCTTAGTCTTTGCAGCACGACAACTCCAAAGAGGTGAAGAAAAGAAGGTTATTGCAAAAGTTGCTGGACAACTTGCTGGAACAGTAGCGCAAAATCTATCATTAAGCCAACAAGGTATTGATGCTATGAATGCTGAATATAATGCTTCCATACAAAATTTAGAAATTAGAAGACAACAAGCAAAAACTGCTAAAGAAAGAGCAAATCTTGAAGAACAAATCTTAGATCTAGAGACCAAACGAAATGATGCTATTAATAAATCAAGAGTTCAGCAGGCTAAAATAATTACAGACTCTGCAAATTATATTGATCAACTGACTACTCAAGAAGCAAAAAACAAATATGCTGATGCTTATAAAGAACAACTTAGTCAAAAATTCAAAGATGATCCATTTTTAAAGGCTAGAGCAGATCAATTAACATCAAGTATGCAGGCTGCTAATCTTGATCAAAAGGGTACTATTCAAATTCAGGCTTTAATAACATCAGATCAACTTAGTTTAGGCCAGGCAGAAGCACTTGTTGCAACCTTAACAGCAGATAAAGGAGATTTGAAAAAAGAAATTGAATTAATTGTTAGAACAACAGGAACTGAAGGTCTTACAAGATTTGCCGAAATAGCACAGTACCTTGGTAAAAATGCACAAAAGAATTTAAAAAATATTGTTGATGCAAACTTATTAAGAGGATATACTGAAAGCGTAAATGATTTATACTCTGGCCTAGAAGAGTTAATTAAATTACCAGAGTTTGTCGGTATTAAGATTGATACAGAAATTGATCCAAATGATGTTATATTGCTTGAAAGAGTTGGCAGAGATGCAAACTCTCTTAAGAAAAAGTTTGATGGAAAACCAATTACATTAGAAGCATTACAGTCATATAAAACAGAATTAAATGGACAAGGAGTAACTAATAATGTATTAGATACTGCAATTAAAAACTGGAAACTTCTTTCATCTCTTGATCCTAATGTAAGACTTCAAGCAATGATGACACTAGCAACATTAACTGTTAGTGATAGTATAAGTGGACAAATAACATCAGAACAAAAGGCTGCTTTTTTAAAAACTGAAAAAGGAAAGTCTCTTAAAGATTTTGCTAATTCTGGTCAGGGATATCAAGCAGATTTATTTGCTAAAGAGTTTGCAGCATATCAAAGTTCTGCTGCAGGACAAAAAGTAGCACAAACTTATACTGCCGATCTAATGAATAGAATATTTCCTCCAGCAAAAAATGATACAGTAAATAAACCAATCTCGACTGGGGATACAACAGGAGAGAAACAAGACACATCCTGGCTTTCTGATTTGTTGCAAAAACTTAAACTATTTAAAGAGGCTTCAATAGATGCAACTGGTAACTTTAAGCAACTGCTTGGACAGGTTCAAAAATACTTTGGGCCAAAATTATTTAAAGATAATCCAATGCTTGGAGCACTTGATAAACAAAGAAGTGCTATTGAAAAAATACAAACAGCAGCATCAAAGGCTGGAATAACACTTTCTAGTTCATTTTTAGATTTCTTAAAAGGTTTAGATGCAGAACAATTTGAGGAAATTACAAAACAATTATTTAATATTAATAAAGAAGGAGAATATTCTCTCAAGGTATTCCCAGGTGTAGAAAAGGTATTAAATCGTTTAGCACCAGAAGATAGGCAATTAGAAGCAAGTCAGACAATAGTTGGAGCAATTAATGAAGCATTTAAGCAAGGAACCCTTGTAGACTTTATTAATTCTCAAAGAGAGTCAATTAAACAAACTGATGATCAAACAATTGCGTTTCAAAAATTAACAAACGGAGTTCTTGGTTTTAAGATGAGCGCACAGTTAGCATCAGATTTTATAAAAAATAATAAAGATTTAACAGCAGATATTGCAAGCGGTGCGAAAATATTTTCTGAGGATGAAATTAAAGGAGTAACTAAATCTCTTAATGAGTATTATTCAACAATTGCAAAAAATAATATTACAAAAATATTGCCAGAAAAAAGTGCAATACAGGATCAAATTACTGCCCTAAATACTCTTACAGCACAGGGAGTAGAATATGAAACTGCTCTTAACCTAATACAACAAGAAGGAATGGCAGCATATATTGCTCTTAATCCAAAAGCAATTACTGAAGATTTAAAGGATTTAGTTTTAGAAACACAAAATTTATTAGACTTAGTAAAGGCATTAGAAAATACTAAGTTCTTTAAAGAAAGAACTGCAACAATTCAACTTAAAGAAGACTTTGCTGCAATTGCTCCATTACTTGTAGATATGGGCCTTAGTTTAAGTGATGTTAATGAAATATTAAGTAATCCAAATCTTGCAAAAGCATTTATCCAAGATCTAAAAGATGGTAAGTTAGATGCAGAACAATTAAAGAAATATATTGATGAAATACCAGAATCCAAAACATTTGATTTGCAAATTAAACTTTCTACAAGAGAAGGCCAAGAAGAGGAATTTGATAAGTTATTTAGCAAGGCTATGGAGTATTATGACTTGCTAGAAGGTAAGATTGAGGATGATTTTGAGCCATTACTTAAAAATGCTCAGGATGCTATTGATAAGACTCAAGAAAAAATTGACGGCATCAATAAAGAAATACAAGACTATCAAGATAATATCGATGCAAAACAAAGAAAGATTGAATTAGAAATAACACGACCAATAGAAATATTACAGAAAGAGTCATCAGATTTAGGTAATGATCTTGATTTAATGAATAGAAGTGCTGATGAAATAACTAAGAGATATGATGAGCAGGCAGATGCTTTAACAAAAGTATTTGAAATAAATTCAAGAATTGCAAATCAACAAAAGCAACAACTAACACTTGCAGATGCTTTATCTCAAGGTGATATTTCTGCAGCAGCCGCAGCAGCACAAGAAATGAGAGCATCCGAGATAGAGGCAATGAAAGAGGATCAATTAGGAGTTTTGGGTGCTGCAAAAGATCAACAGATTGCAAATCTAAGAAGTAAAGGTGGGCTAACTAGATTACAAATAGAAAATCGTCAGTTTGCAATTAGTCAGCAGGTGTATGAACTTGAAAAGAAACGAGACGCTCAGTTATTAGAAATTAGACAAATTGAAGATAAGATTTATGATATTAAAGTTGGAAGATTAAAACTTGCACAAGACGAATTAGATTTGGCCAATAAGACCTTAAAAGATTATCAGAAGCAAAGAGATGCTGCTATAGAGGCAATAGATAGGCAACGAGAAGTTTGGAGAGATGCTCAACTTGCAATTGGATTTGCAAGAATAGATGCTGGATATTATAATGATGTTATTGAATTTTCAAATACTCTTGTTAATTTAATGAAGGATGGATGGCTTGGAGTTGGAGATGCTATTCTTGCTGCTGTTTCTGCTCTTGCTCTTTATAATGCAGGACTTACCAAAAAACCTCTTACTTTTGAGCAAGCACAGGCACAGGCTCAAGGAACTTTAACTGGATATCTAGATAATTTCTATACTCAACTTGGAAATAACGATCAAAAGATAGTCGACCTAGAACTTAAGATTGCAGAAGCAATGGAAAGAGGAGAAGACACTACAGCATTAGAGGCAGAATTAGCAGCATTAAGAGCATCAACTGAAGTCCTAGCAGATAATATGTACGATGTGGGGACTGCACTTAGTAATGTTGATGATGCAACAACAATAGCAGGAATTAATGCAGCAGTTTCTCAGGCTACCAGTGTTGTAAAAAATCCTTATGGAGATATAGATATTGAATATGATGGACCATACTGGGTTCCTGGAGATGGTGAGGGTGGAGCAGGAGGAGACTTTATTCAAGTAGCCTCTAAAGGCGGTATTATAAAACCAAGATACCTTCGTAAAGGTGGATTAACAGGATCACTATATCGTTCAATGGGTGGAACAATACCACGTTTCTTAAATGGTGGATTTGCTAAAGGCACAGATACTGTTCCAGCAATGTTAACTCCAGGGGAGTTTGTAATGAGTAGGTATGCAGTAAATTCTCATGGAATAGATAAAATGAGAGCAATTAATAGTGGGGACTCAATAGGAGACTCAGTGTATAATTATAGTATTAATGTCAATGTTAAGTCTGATGCAAACCCTGACGAAATTGCACGGGCAGTAATGACGCACATTAAGCAAGTAGACTCAAAGAGACTTAGAGGAGCAAACTTATAATGTCAACGCTATCGTATATGACAGGTAGGAAAAAGTATCAAAGGCCACAAGCAATGCTTTGGGCCAATAATTCTGGTACATTAGTTTCTGCTCCAAAAGAAGGCGATCCAGATTTTAAGGTATATGTTCCTAATGGATTAGAGATAGGACAAAATCCAGGTTCAGAGACAGATGAATCTGTATACAATCAATTTTTAATTTTATCTGACGACAATAGAAGTTCATTAGATTTTAATACTACGAGAATTGAAACAAGAGAAAGAATGATTAATGGAAGAATGAGATCTTATCATATTGCTGATAAGTTACAACTTTCAACATCCTGGCAAATGTTGCCATCACGATCATATTTTACTGTACCAGATTTTAATGCTACAACAGGAATTTCTCCAAACAATGGATATGGATTAAGTACTGGCGCAGATCTACAATATACAACAGATGGTGGAGCAGGTGGAGTAGAAATATTAGACTGGTACGAAAACCATCAAGGTCCATTTTGGGTTTATTTATCATATGATAAATATTCTAATTTTGGAAAAGATTCTAAAGCATATGGACACTTAGGGCAATATAGTCAATTGATGCAAATGTACTTTGCAGATTTTACTTATAGTGTTGTAAAACGTGGTGGAAGTAACTTTGACTTTTGGAATATTTCTGTAACTCTGGAAGAGGTATAATGTTTCAAAACGAAGAACTTAAAACATATTTAGAAACATCTCCAACTGTTAGGACACAGTCTGCAGTTATTGCAGAGTGGAATATGAACATTGCAAAAAATATTTTTAGAATAGGAAATTATAGATATAGACCATCATCAGATATATCTGATAAATATAAAACAATTCCAAATACCTTTGATGTAAATGACACAGGTAATTTTTATACTGGAGCAACTGATGCTGATGTAAAAATTGATGGCGGAATAGATCCAGAAAATAACTCTCAGCCCTGGTTTTTATTGGCACAAAATAAAAAGAATGAAATGTTATATTCTTTAGAAGACTGCTTTAAAAGATTTAGACCACGCTCTGGAATAAATAAGGCAGCATATCTTCCAGGTAGAAAACTTCATCATTCTAACATGAATATGTCAAATAGGCCTAGATACTATATGGCAGATAAAAATGATAACTTTAAATATTGGACTTCCTTTAGAACAGATTCTGGAAATTTAAGAGGTATAGCAAATAAGTTATTTAATGGGCAAAATTATATAGATGATACAGCACCATTCGTAGTGTATGAAAATCCAGTACCTGCAAATAGAATAGTTATTAAAATGCAGACAAATGTTGGCTCTGTAGATCTTGGACCATTCTCTAATTCATCAGGATCATTTTCAGATCCATTTTATGGAGATTCCAATAAAACTACACCAGTAAAATGGAAAGTACAACTATTAAATAATAATAATTGGATAGATGTCATATCTTTTAATTCTGGTACTACAAGAAAAGACGGCACTCCAATAATAAAAGAAGATGGATATGTTGAAATATCTTATGGCTTAATTGTTCCAGATAAGTACAAAGATGTTTTTATAAGGGCTGAAGAATATAATAATGTATTATTTCTACCAGAAAAATCCATTGAGGGATACGCTTATTTAGTTAAATCAGATGAATCTGATATAGGCCAATATCATATTTGGTTTAATAATGATTGGGAAACCTTTACTCCAGAATACGGATGGATATTGGCAGAAGAAACTGTAGACCGTTTAACTAATTTTGTTACTGATTTTGTAAATCCTCCAAAATTTTTATCAAGTTCAGAAAACAAAAATATTTATCGTGAATTTGAATATATCAAGGGTTTAAGAATTGTTGTTGATAGTATGAATAAGATAAATTCTACTTTTGATCTTATTGAACTTTCACCAAGACTTTGTGCAGATATATCAGACAAGGTGGTAAGTTTTGATTTATCTAAGACTGCCTCAGATTTGGGAACTAGCGGATTGCCTGTAGGACAACTTTTGGCATCTAACGGCAAGGTACAAATTTTTGACTATGATAATGCGTTTAGCGAAAACAATAGTTTAAGTATAATAAAAGACTATGCATCAAATAATCTACAGATTAAGTTTTATGAAATTATTGTTAATGTTAGTGGGTATGATTACTTTATCCCCATAAAGACTATGTACTCTGAAGGGTTTTTTGGTTTTTCTCATTCTAATAGAAAAGTAGATATTAATTTACGAGATTTATATTTTTATTTTGAATCAACTAAGGCGCCAGAAATGCTTGTCCCAAATGTATCTCTTAGTTATGCAGTATCTTTACTGTTAGACTCTATAGGGTTTTCTAACTATACCTTTAAAAGAATTTTAGGGGAAAAAGAATTAATAATACCTTTCTTTTATATAGCACCAGATAGAACAATATCGGAGGTATTAAATGATCTTGCTGTTTCAACTCAAACATCAATGTTTTTTGATGAATACAATAACTTTGTTATGATGAGTAAAAATTATATGATGCCATCAAACACAGATAGAAATATAGATATGTCGCTTATTGGATCAGACGACCTTATAGATACTGGTGTTATTGAAAACAAAGATAAGCAAAGTAAACTTGCCAATATTATTGAGGTGTCTTCTGAAGAAAAAAATGTATATAATGATGGAGTAATTAATTACGATACAAGATATATTCAAAGATCTTATGGAAGTATAAAACAAGCATCTATGATTGATAATGAAGTTGCTGCTAAAAATTGGATATATAAACCAGTACTATTATGGGAAATAGTTGGAGATAAAAATCTTAGATCAATTAACAATGAAACTAGAGATCAGTCGTCATATAATCTTTCTGCAATCCCACTAAATTCTAATTTGTCTTCTAAGGTTCCAAATGTTGTAAATAATACTTTGATAGATAATGTTATAGATTTAGGAGAAGCAGTTTATTGGCTAGGAAGACATAACGGATATTTTTATGCTAATGGTGAAATTATAAAGTTTGACGCTGTTCAATATAATATTCCTGGAACAGAAAAAAATATTATAACTGGAGAAAAAGATGGAAAGATATTGTATACAACAGAAACAGTCGGGGCAGTAGGAAATGTATGGATTAGTAGTAATCAAGAATATCAAGACTATATGTCTAAGTTATCATTTAATGGAAAAATATATCCGACTGGCCTTGTTAGAATATATGCTGAACCTAAATATGAAGAAATTAACGGTAAGACTGTAATGAAAAATGGAGAAGTGGCAAGACACGGACGTGGACAATTTGGAACTACAATAGTTTCTCATGATGCTGGATTAAACTCACACTGGTATAACGATTTATATGTTCGTGGAATGAATATGGAAAGTAAGCATCTGTTTGGATTAAATGAACAAGATATATTAGATAATAATGATATAGCAACCTTATCTTTGGGAACATCCATTCCTGCTGGTGTTAATAATAATAAAGCAAAGGAAACAGTAAGATCTAGCATAATTAAAAACTTTTTATCTCATTCATACGTTAATGAGTCTCAAACCAATACAACTAAATCTACTCAGGCAGGATCAGTTCAAGCATCTGCTTTAGTTATGAGTGGGCCTTCTTTCAGCACCATAGAAACTCCATTAAAATTTGTTTCCTATCAATACAAGCCATTAGATAATAAGTATAAGCATTTTGGAACAAGAATGAGAATCATAGGCAAACTTGAAGTAAGTGATACTAAAGAACAAACACCAGTTAACTCTATGCCAGTATATGTTTTGCCAGGAAGTCAGCCAAATCAGCAATTAAATATTTCTGGTGGGTCTGGTGGCATTGGTGTTATGATAAATCCAACAACTAATGTTGGATATTACTTAGAGGTTATTGCATTAACAGAAAAAAATATAAGCGAGTATTCTTCAGAAGTAGACAATCTTCACAATGTGATATTTTATAAAATTTATTCAGACCCAAGTGGTAAGGCTATTCCTGTAAAACTTTGGGGAGGACTTAGCAATATTATAGTTGATGATGGTAAATTTACAGGACAGTCCAGAATGCTTGGTGAGCAAAGTCCAACTGTATATGATCTTGCAGTAGAGTATGAAGATGTGGGATCATTCAGAAGATTTTACCTATACATGAACAATAACTTAATAAAAATTGTTGATGACTCATCTCCTTTGCCAATTTATAATAATGTTGCGTTATTTGTTCGTGGTGGATCAAAATGTATGTTTGAAAATATTTATGCTCTTGCAAGTAATTATAGCCAAAACACAGCATCAACCATTGATACTCCAGTTGCTGCAGCATTTGGAGATGAGCACATTACAACAAATGAATCATTTAGAAAATATGCAATGTCTGGAATGGTTCAGTCAACATATTTATCTGGAATTAATATGAGTCAGCCGCCATCATTTAATATTTATTTTGATGAATTTGGAACAATTATGAGAGAAGCCGCTTATCTAAAAATAAGATATGATAAAGCCTATCCCGCTTTATACGCACAACTTTCTCCAACATTCAATAGAATAAAAGGATATGCAATTTCAGGATTTAAGGCAGGATCATATGGCGCAGAATTTATGGTCTTTAATGCTACAGATACATCTCTTAATCTAGATGAAACAAGTGGTAACTATTTAAGAATTCAAGGTATTACATTTACACAAGAATCAAATGATCAACTAACTGTTGATTCTTATTTTGCTAAGAATGCGAACTTTTCTGATCCAGCAATAGGAAAAGATGGTCTTATTGTTTCTCCAATAAGATCCGCACTAGATTACGATAAGATAAAAACAAGTAGACTATCTTATGGTAAAAAAGAATTTTCATTAAATCCAGTCTATATCCAGTCAAACGATGATGCAAATGATTTAATGGGTTGGATGATTAATAAAATGCTAAAGCCAAGAAAAAATGTTGGAGTAAAAGTATTTACTAATCCTATGATTCAATTAGGAGATATTGTAAATATAAAATATAAAGATAGTTCTAATAATGATATAATATCTTCAGAAGATACAAGATTTGTCATTTATCATATGGAATATAATAAAAATAGCAGTGGTCCACAGATGACACTGTATATGAGTGAGGTTTAGTATGTCACCAGTAAACAGTACTCCAGATCTACCCTCTTCAAGTCCAAATCCTAATCAAGATAATCAAGATGTAAAAGCAGCAACTACAGATATTATTCTTTTTGATGATGAGACAACTCCTATAGAAATAATGACAGATCTAATATTTGAAAATATAGGTGGTCAAGAACTTATAAATATTTTAAGGTCTGATATTATAAATGGTCAAAATATTTCTTATCAACCAATAAAGAATTTAACTAACTTATATTTTCAGTATAATCCTCAAAATATATTGGCATTGCAAGATACAGATTCAAACTATTTTAAAAAATTCCCTATAAACTTTTCAGCCAAAGTGCCATCTTGCGGTACTGGTCCAAACTGCTCTATTGTATATATTGATTCAGAGACTGGAAACCTTGTTATAAATGTAGTTAACTTAGGGCGGGACGAGCAGGTAGAGGTTTCAATAGTCGCTGACGGCGAAGTATTAGATGATACAATATATGAGGTGAATCCATGATTACAAATACAGGAAAAGCGATATTAGCAAAATATTTAATTGGCCAGGCGCCAGCCTATGCATCTTATATTGCAATAGGATGCGGAGCCAAGCCATTAGCAACAAATCAAAATTTTGGAGACTATTCTAGTAAGCAATCGTTAGATTTTGAAATGTTTAGAGTTCCAGTTACATCAAGAGGGTATGTAAATGAAGATGGATTAGATAAAATAGTTCTTACAGCAGAATTGCCAACAGATGAAAGATATGAGATTTCTGAAGTAGGAGTTTACTCTGCTGGTGCTAATCCATCTGCAGGAGCATATGACAGTAGAACATTATTTGCATTTACTGTAAATGAAAATTGGGAATATCATAATCAGTCTTCTGCAACAGCACTTCCGATTGTTTATGCACCATTGGATGGATCAAATAATGACAATGTTATTAATCAGCCATATGATGCATTTCAGACAAACTCTGATAACAGATTATTTACAAATACTGACAGAATCTCAAGATATGAGAGAGCACGTTTTTATAATAATATAGTTATGTTAAAAGGTGATTCAGCAAACTTGACAGTTTCTGGAGGTCATTTAAATATAACATCAGGGTCAAACCACATCCATCTTTTGGGTGTGGGATTAGACTTTAACTCTAATGCACCTACTGATCAAATTAAATTAGCATTTAGTATTATAAACAAAGATCCAGATCCTTCTATTGTTCCAGACGAAGTAAGAATATTATTAGAGTTTGCAGAAAGTGATACGGCTGGAGTTGCAGAGTGGGCTAGATTTGAAGTTGTAATGAATGCAAATGATTATAACTTTGCAACTAATAGGTATCATGTTATAACCAAACAAATACAGGAACTATATAAAAGCACTGGCTTCACATGGAATAATGTTAGTATTGTAAAAATATATACTACTGTAATAAACAATGGCGTACCATCTCCAGACTTTTATATTGGCCTTGATGCAATAAGATTTGAAAATATTTCTACAATCAATCCAGTTTATGGAATGACTGGCTATACAGTTTTAAAAAATACAAATGCAGAGACTATTATTAAGGCAGCAAATACAAGCAATTATATAGAGTTTAGATTTGCTTTGGATGTGCAATAATGCCTACTCCAGACTCTGGTATTAAAAAAATTATTATACCAAAATCAAAACTACCTGGATTTTTTGGCGAGAATAGAAAATATGTTTTAAGATATAGATTTATATCTGAAGATAAAAATAGAATGTCGCACTGGTCTCCAGCGTATAAAATTATAGCAGAAGATACTCCATCAGAAATTTTAAATAGTATGATTATAGATAAGACAAATAGAGTTATTAATTTAGCGTGGCAGCCACAGGCTGGGATGGAAGAATATTGTATATATGTAAAATGGAATAATTCTGGATGGCAGTTTTATACTAAAACATCTCAAACAAATTATTCTATAGTTTATGATGCAGCAAAAACATATGTTCATATTGCTGTACAAACAAAAACCATACCGTTAGAAAGATTTGCAGATGCTATATTATTTGAAAATGAAGGCAGTCTGGTATAATTAGACAGGAGGAATAATGGCAAAAATACCATCACCAGAACCAGGACAACCAATAGATGTATCTTATATAGATCAAATAGTTCGTGCTATCAATGATTTATCTGTTCAGGTATCCCCTGCAATTTATAAATATGTTACGGTAGATGTTCCTAACTTTACATCTCAGAGTGCAAAAATATCTGAAACAAGAGTTATAGCAGGATATATTGATGTTGTTAAGAGTAGCAACCAGAGCGTCGGAAGCCAGCAATCTTTTTCCTATCAAATAAAGCCAGAATTTAAATATCCTCCAATAGTTACGGCATCTCCTGTAAATAGTGGTGATACAGAAGCAGGTAAAAACGTAAACGTGGTAATAAAGAAAATTACAACATCTAGGGTAGACGGTGTAGTTAATTTTAATTCCTCTGGTGACGTTTCTGTTGGTGTTAATTTAATTATTTTTGGTATACCTAATTAATGATAAGATGCAAAAAATGTTCAAGAAAAATGATGGTAGACAGAGTTTTCAACTCATTATCTCATTTAGAAATTTTTTGTTTAATGTGCGGATCAAGAATTTTTTATCATCCGCCATCTGATTCGGAGGAAGGTAGATGGCTACTAAAAAAGGAAATAGAACGAGCGAAGAATACAATGTCGCTCCTGTAATACCTGGAAATAAAAAGGTATGGTTTTTAAATAAAGATCTTGTTAGAATTGTGCATTATAACAGATCCAATGGCATTATGTCAATTTATAATATTAATAAAGATAGATTAGAAAGTTGTTTAATTAGTGACTTTAAAAATAAAAGAGAGCGAGCATATACAGTAGGAGAAACTGCTGATCTTGTTAATAGACATAAAAAGTATATGCCTTCATTAATGAAACGTGGAATTATTCCTTTTCCAACGGGATCTCAAAAAGGTGGAGCAAGAGGATGGCAAGTACGATCTTATTATTCTGAATCACAAGTAAAAGAGATTCGTGATATACTGGCTACATACCATATTGGTAGACCAAGAAAAGATAATTTAATAACAAATGATATTACTCCTACAAAGGCTGAGTTGACCAGACGAATGGGAGATGGTATACTTACATATACAAAGACTGAAGATGGTAGATTCATACCAATTTGGTCAGAATCAATATAACAGAAGGGTATGAAATGGAAGATACAAAAGTAACAGTTACTTTGGGTTACACATTAAATCTTGGCAATTTTCAATCTCTAAGATTAGATCTTGGAGTTACAGATTCGAAGCGTGATGGAGAAAATACAGATCAGGCTTTTGAACGTGTATATAAATTTGTTGAAGATAAATTATCAGCAAAAATCGCAGAAGCAAAGGTTGAACTAGAAGAAAGCAATTAGTGTGACAGAAAAACAGAAGCGTTTGGCTCTGTTAAGTAGGTTTGATAAACACTATAAGTTTAAACTAGGACAGGCGCCAAGATATAATAAATGGATTGAGCAGTGGTCTGCTGATGCCTTAATAGAATCTTACGGCATGGAAGTATGTTATGAATTACTTGAATATTATTTTGAAGTAACAGAAAATCCTACATGGAATCATTTTTCCTATATTGCACATGATATACTGGAAGCAATAGAGCAACAAAAAAGAGATTTAAAAGAAAGACAAGAACGTAAGAAGATGGCTAAGGAGTGGTTAGGTGAATAATACAGAATCAAAATTAATCTCAGCCGTTCTTAAAGATAAGTTAGCCCATGTTCTTTTACAAGCAAATGTTGAAAACATATTAACCACGCATGTTGACATATGGCAGTTTATTAAAAAATATTATGAGAATAATGGATCTGTTCCTCCAGCAGATTTGGTTATAGATAAGTTTAGAGATTTTCAATTAATAGATGGCGTTGGATCAACAAAACATCATCTTGAAGAATTACAAGCAGAATATCTAACTAATAGTTTGAAGGACATTATTCGCTCTGCTGCTACAGATGTGCAGGGTGGCTTAGGACTAGATGCTCTTGAATCTCTCATTACTAAGACAGCAGAACTAAGAAAAAATACAGCAGCGATTCGTGATATTGATGTTACAGATTTAGACTCTGCTGTTGCATATTTTGAAAATCTTAAAAAACAACAAGAGGCTGGGGCACTTGGAATTAAAACTGGACTTCCAGGGTTTGATAATTATCTACCCTCTGGAATTATGCCAGGGCAGTTGGGAGTTTTCCTTGCATATCCAGGTATAGGAAAGTCATGGCTGTCTCTCTATTTCGCTGTACAGGCTTGGAAACAGGGTCGTAGTCCAATGATCATAAGTCTTGAAATGTCTGAGGTAGAGGTTCGTAATCGTGTATTTGCAATCATGGGCGAGGGAGTTTGGTCACATAGAAAACTAAGCGCTGGACAGGTTGAAATGGATATGCTTAAGTCTTGGCATACAAAGCACGTAACTGGCAAACCAGAGTTCCACATTATCTCAAATGATACTGGTGGAGAAATTAACCCCATGGTTCTTCGTGGAAAGATTGATCAATATAAGCCAGATTTTGTTATTGTTGACTACTTACAACTAATGTCGCCAAACCAAAAATCTGATAATGAAACTATTCGTATGAAAAACCTTTCTCGTGAATTAAAGTTAATGGCTATTGCAGAAGAGGTTCCTATTATTGCTATTTCATCTGCTACCCCAGATGATGTAACCAAGTTAGATACGGTGCCAACACTGGGTCAAACCGCATGGTCACGACAAATCGCATATGATGCAGACTGGGTATTGGCTTTAGGCAGGGCATCTAATAGTGATATTATTGAATGCGTATTCCGAAAGAATCGTAATGGTTTTATGGGCGAATTCTTAGTTCAGGCTGATTTTGACAAGGGATATTACAGGTATAAGGATTATGAAGATAAGTCAGTATAATATGCTCCATGGAAACATTTCCACACAAGGCTATAAAGCGGTTTGGATTGGATGGGATTATCGTAGATGACTCAGCCATATATAGACTGCAACAAGAATATATCAGACTACTGGTATCAGAAATGCGCCTATCTGGATATGCTCCAAGATTTGACATTAACCCAGAATTTACTTTATCATATAATGAACAAAAAAATTATTTTAATTTTGAATTAAGCGTATACGGAATATATATAGGGAGAAAAAAAGCAGAATGGATATTAGGGATAGACGGAACCAGACCAATTTATACACAGCCAGCCAAGTTAAAAGAGTACTCGCAGGATCGGGCGTAACTGTAGAAAAAGAAGCAGAGTCTGAATATATTGTATTTTGTCCATTTCACTCTAACCATCGCACCCCTGCTGGAGAAATAAATAAATATAGCGGATTATTCTTTTGTTTCTCCTGTGGAAAAACAGCAGACCTTATAGAGTTAGTAATGCATTTTTCAAATAGAACATATTTTGAGTCTGTTAGATTTATTAAAAGCAAAGAGATTGAAACAGATATTTTGTCTGAAGTAAATTCTAAATTGGTAGATAAAGAAGAGTGGACAGAGTTTGATATGTCCATGGTTCAAAGACTTCATGAACAAGCCCTTTTATCAGAAAGGGCAAAAGAATATTTTATTAAAAGAAAAATTACCAAGGAATCTGTAATTAAGTTTAAACTTGGATATTCTGAAAACCAAGATATGATTTGTATACCAGTACAGAATAATGAAGGCCTCTGTGTCGGATTTGTTGGAAGATCTATTGAAGGAAAAGATTTTAAAAATACCTCAAAACTTCCTAAGTCAAAAGTATTATTTAATTTAAATAGAGTTAAGGCAGCATCAAAAGTTTACGTAGTTGAGTCTTCGTTCGATGCAATTAGACTAGATCAAATTGGATTTCCAGCAGTTGCTACGCTGGGAGCCAATGTGTCATCAAAACAAATAGATTTGCTTCAAAGATACTTTAGTGATATAATAATTATTGCTGATAATGATGAAGCAGGCGGTAACATGAAAGAAAAAATAATTGAAAGATTACAAGGAAATGTTACTGTAATTAACTTAGATAAACAATATAAAGATATAGGCGATATGGACGATAAGTCAATAAAAGAACTGGAATACCAGTTTGACAAATCAATACTGTCTATGCTAAACTAGAAAAAACAAAGGAGAAAAACTATGAGCGTTATTAAGGGATTAAAAAACATCAATGCCCTGCTCGATAAGAAAACAGATGAGAGCGGTCCAAAGGTTCGTTGGCTAAAGTTGGCTGATGGACAAGCAGTTAAAATTCGGTTCATTGAAGAATTGGATGAGGATTCCGCAAATTATAATGACAAGCGTGGTCTTGCACTTGTTGTTAAAGAACATACAAATCCAAAAGACTATAAGCGTAAGGCTGTGGATACTATGGATACCGAAGGCCGTGACTGGGCTGAGGAAATGTATCGTAAAGATCCAAAAGGCAATAGCGGATGGCGTGGTCGTTTGCGTTTCTATTGTAATGTACTTGTAGATGATGGTATTGAGGATAAGCCTTATGTTGCTATTTGGTCTATGGGTGTTAGCAAGCAATCTTCATTTAACACTATTCGTGAATATGCTCTTGAAACAGGAAGCATTTCAAATATTACATGGAAGTTAAAGCGTAACGGTCAGGGAACTGAAACGTCTTATACTTTAATTCCATCGGCTCCAGATAAGGAACCATTTAATTGGGAAGGCATTGAGCCATATCCACTAGAGAAAGCATTGCGTCGTGTTCCATATGCTGAACAAGAAGCATTCTATCTCGGATTTGATTCGCCTTCATCTACATCAGCGACGAATATCGACTGGTAGTAGATGAATTACGTACCACTACACTTACATACTCACTTTTCATTGTTCGATGGTATCGGGTTGCCATCTGAATATGTAGATCGTGCTACAAAATTGGGTATGCCTGCAATATCGATTACAGACCATGGCTCCCTTTCTGGCCACAGAGAAATGTATCGTGTTGCCAAAGCAAGTGGTATCAAGCCTATTCTTGGCATAGAAGGATATATGTGTGAAGATCGTTTTGATCAAAGAGACAAGGCAGATCGCACTACTCCACTAGACATGGTGTATAACCATATCATTCTTCTAGCCAAGAACAAGGTAGGCCTAGAAAATCTAAATAAATTAAATGAAATAGCGTGGACTGAAGGATATTATAAGAAACCACGAATTGATTTTGAAGTATTGTCTAAATATAAAGAAGGTATTATTGTTTCTTCTGCATGTCCTAGCGGTATTATTGCTAAGTCAATTGAACTTGGCGAATTAGGAATGGCAAAGAAATATATTAAATGGTTTAAAGAAGAGTTTGGCGAAGATTATTATCTTGAGGTAATGCCTCATAACGATGAGTCTATAAATCAAACAATATTGCAATTAGCAGATGAGTTTAAGATCAAGCCAATTGTAACTCCAGACTGTCACCATGTTGATCCTTCACAAAAAGAAATTCAAGAGTTAAAACTTATTCTTAATACATATTCAAACAAAATTCAGAAAGATGCTACATATGAAAAGTCCAAAAAGCAAGGGGACTTAATGAAGCGTCTTGACTACCTATACGGTGCAGATAGACAGATGTCATTCAATAAGTTTGATATTCATTTGCTTTCATATGAGGAAATTCAGGCTGCTATGGAGAAGCAGGCCATTTTTAGAACAGATATCTACGAAAATACAATTGAACTTGCCAATAAGATTGAAGACTATGATATTAAAGATAATCTTAATCTTCTGCCAGTTCAATATAAAAATCCAGATAAACAATTAAAGCAACTAGCAATAGAAGGTTTAGCAGAAAAAGGTTTGGACAATAACAAAGAATATCTTGATAGGCTTGAAGAAGAATTAACAGTTATTCAAGATAAAAAGTTTGGTCCTTATTTTCTTGTGGTTCAAAGTATGATCTCATGGGCAAAGAAGGAAGGCATTATGGTTGGTCCAGGTCGTGGATCATCTGCTGGATCATTGCTTTGTTACGCATTAGGCATTACCGATATTGATCCATTGAAACATGGACTGTTATTCTTCCGCTTTATTAATCCTGAGCGTAATGACTTTCCAGATATTGATACAGATATTCAAGATTCTCGTCGTGATGAAGTTAAAGATTATCTTGTAAGGCAATATAAACATGTTGCTTCTATTGCAACATTTTTAGAATTTAAAGATAAAGGTGTAGTACGAGATGTTGCTCGTGCACTAAACATACCATTAGCAGATGTAAATAAAGTTTTGAAGTTGGTAGATACTTGGGATGAGTACTGCACTTCAAAAACTACAGAATGGTTTAGAGAGAAATATCCAGAGGTAGAGCAATATGGAGAACAACTTCGTGGTCGTATTAGAGGTACTGGTATACACGCTGCTGGTGTTGTCACTAGCAAAAATCCTATTTTTAGGTACGCACCGATGGAGACACGTAATTCTCCTGGTTCCGATGAGCGTATTCCTGTTGTGGCAGTTGATATGGAAGAGGCTGAAAAAATCGGGCTTATCAAAATAGATGCGCTGGGTCTTAAAACATTAAGTGTTATCAAAGATACTATTAAGATAATTAAAGAAAGAGAAGGCACAGATATAGATCTGCTAAAAATAGATATGACAGATCAAAAGGTATATCAAATGCTTTCTGAAGGATATACTAAGGGTGTATTTCAATGCGAAGCCACACCATATACAAACCTTCTAATTAAAATGGGTGTAAAAAATCTAGCAGAACTTTCTGCTTCAAATGCTTTAGTTCGTCCAGGTGCCATGAATACTATTGGGAAAGACTATATTGAAAGAAAGCACGGTAGGCAGGCAGTAAATTATTTACATCAAACAATGAAGCCATTCACAGAAGAAACATATGGGTGTATCCTATACCAGGAGCAGGTTATGCAGGCTTGTGTTCAATTAGGAGGTATGTCTTGGTCTGAGGCCGATAAGGTTCGTAAAATTATCGGTAAGAAAAAAGATGCAAGAGAGTTTGATGCGTTTCGGGATAAATTCGTTGAAGGTGCTTCTAAGTATATTAGTCCTAATACTGCTCGTGATCTATGGCATGACTTTGAAGCGCATGCTGGTTATTCGTTCAACAAGTCTCATGCGGTTGCTTATTCTACGCTCTCGTATTGGACAGCATGGCTAAAATATTATTATCCAATTGAATTTATGTATTCATTACTAAAGAATGAAAGGGACAAAGATGCACGAACTGAATATCTTATTGAAGCGAAAAGAATGGGGATTAGCATTAAACTACCTCACATTAACGATTCGGATATTGATTTTAAAATTGAGGGTAAGGGTATTCGGTTTGGATTATCGGGTATCAAGTTTATCTCTGATAAAATTGCAGAACGATATATATCGGCACGACCTTTTAAGTCTTTTGAGGAAGTTAGAGACTTTACATTCACCAAAGGTAATGGAGTAAATAGTAGGGCATTAGAATCATTAAGGATTATTGGCGCTGCAACATTTCCAGATAATCCAAGAAATGATAATGAGATTCGTGAAAATCTTTATGAATATCTTGGGCTACCAGAGTTTACTCAAACAGTTCCATCTCACTATCATGCTTTTATAAATCCAGTAGAGGATTTTGAAGAAAAGGGATCCTTTATCCTTATGGGGATGGTAAAAGGTATTAAAAGAGGCAAGGGATGGTCTCGTGTAGAGATTCTAGATAAAACTGGTAGCATTGGAATATTTGATGAAGAACAAACCACAATTGAAGCAGGAAGAAGTTATTTAGTTTTATGTAATGATAATAGGATTGTTAGTGCAGTTCCAGTTGACGAATTAAAAGGATCAGATTCAGCATTAGTTAAATTTTTAAATTATAGAATGTTGCCATATAAAGATGATGAACTATTTGTGGTATCATTTAAACCAAGGGTAACGAAAGCAGGCAAGAAAATGGCATCTCTTACTTTAGCAGATACATCTAGAGAGTTACACTCTGTTACAGTATTTCCTACTGCCTTTGCAAAAGCATATATGAAAATTGAAGAAGGTCATGCCTACAAGTTTGAATTTGGAAAAACAAAAGATGGAACTGTAATATTGGAGGATGTAAGTGTTTGATGATTTAGCAGAAGAAATACATAAGACAGCAGTTGAAAAAGGTTTTTGGGATAGAACTGTAGATCCTATTTTTATAGCCAAGCAAATGATGATGATTGTATCTGAGGTATCTGAGGCAATGGAGGCACTTCGTAAAGATATGGATCCTGATCAAATATCAGATGAGTTCGCAGATATTATTATTCGTACCCTTGATCTATACGCTGGTATTGCAGAAGCAGGGTATGTAAAAAAATCTCTTGATTATGCAATCAAAGAAAAAATGGAACGTAACACTCATAGACCAAAGAAGCATGGAGTAAGATTCTAATGACAGTAACAATAGAAGAAGTATTGGCACAACTAAATCCTAAATTAAGAAAAAGTATTTTAGTAGGAGATGAGATTCCTAAAACAGAATATGCAGCAACACCAAGTTTTGGACTTAACCGTGCCCTCAATGGCGGTCTTCCTTATGGACGTCAAGTGCTTATATGGGGCAGTAAGTCAAGTGCCAAGTCTTCTTTATGTCTACAAACTATAGCGTTGGCTCAGGCTGAGGGAAAGATATGTGCTTGGATAGATGCAGAAATGTCATACGACAAAGATTGGGCAGAAAAGTTAGGAGTAGACACATCTAAACTAATTGTTTCGCAAGCAAGAACTATTAATGAGATGGTGGATGTTGGCGTAAGTTTAATAGAGGCAGGAGTTGACATTATTGTGGTTGACTCTATTACATCGTTATTACCTGCTATTTATTTTGAAAAAGATTCTAGTGAACTTAAGCAGTTAGAAAATACAAAGCAGATTGGTGCAGAATCTCGTGACTTTAGCAATGCTTGGAAGATGTTAAACTATGCAAATAATAAAGTTAAGCCAACATTATTAATTTTAATTTCTCAATCTAGAAATAATATTAATGCAATGTATACAAGTCAGCAGCCAACTGGAGGTCAGGCCACAAAATTTTATTCATCTACTGTGGTTAAACTATTTTCTTCTGAATCAGAAAACCAAGCATTAAAAGGAAAAATATATGTTGGAGATAAGGCAATTGAAGAAAAGATTGGAAGAAAGATTAGATGGGAACTTCAATTTTCTAAAACCAGTCCTGCTTTTCAATCTGGCGAATATGATTTTTATTTTAGGGGAAATAATTTGGGTGTTGATGGGATTGCTGATCTTGTCGACACAGCAGAATTAATGGGCATTGTTGAGCGTACAGGTGCTTGGTACATCCTACCAGATGGCTCAAAGGTTCAAGGAAGAGATGGATTTGTTTCACGAGTAAGAGAGGATCTTGATCTACAAGACATGATTAAGACTAAGATTAGTGGATAAATATACAATTTATGAAGGAAGATTTCCTTGCAAAGATTGTAAAAAAGAAGTAAGGACTATTCGTATTTATGCTTCAACTGGTATGGCTTCATGGATGTGTTCAGATAAACATTTATCTGAGGTAGAACTTTTTAAAGTAGGATATAAAAAAAAGAGGACTAATGAGCGAGAAGAGTGAAAGTAAAAGAATTGGTGCCAAACAGCATAAAAATTCTGGTAGGGGTATTAAGAAAGGCGATGCAACGTGGGAAAATTTTACAGTAGATTTTAAAGAAAGCAAAAAGTCTTTTACTATAAACCACAATGTATGGGCAAAAGCAACAACAGACGCTATTAAAAATAACAATGATCCAGCGATTGTAGTTATTTTAGGCGAGGGCAATAAAAAAATAAGATTGGCAATATTAGAATTTTCTATTTTAGATGAATTAATTAATACAGATTTTAGAGAGATGGTATAATATAGATATGATAAATGCAGCCTATAAGCCTAAAAAGTTTGGACAGTATGACGATGTTATTCCTCACATTATAAAAGGATTTTTATCTGATGATGAGGTTAAAGAAATAAAAGAGTTAATTGATCATGGAAGAAGCCTTCCACCAGGGGGCTTTTATTCACCATTAGTTCTCCCAGAGTTGGCTAGAGAGCAAATAGAATTAAAGGTTTCGGGAAAATTATTAAAGAAAATAGAAGACTTTGCATCTGATTTTGTTGGAGAAGATGTTAAGATGACACACAATAGTTATTTATCTTATAATAAAAAACATAATACAAAAGATTCAGTTTCACCTAAACTGCCTCCTCATTTTGATTCTGATAATTATTTTACTAAACTTACTATAGATTATCAATTAGATGCAAATGTTAGTTGGCCAATAGTTATCGATACTCACGGCGAATTACATCGTTTTGATATGGAGTATGGAGACTTGTTACTTTTTTGGGGAGCAGGGTCAATACACTGGAGAGATCCTATTATTCTCAAAGAAGGTGATAATTGTGAGGTGTGGACAGCACACTTTGCAGTTCAAAAAGATTTTGATGAATTAAATATACCAGCACGTGATCCAGAGGCTAGAAAAATTAGATTTAAAGAATGGAAAGAAAAAAGTAAATTTGACGAGTACAACGATGCTTGGCAAGAAGAGATGGCAAAGTTAGAAGATGAACACGCCAAGTTTAAATTAAAATCATTAGATCAGAAATACGAAGAGGCACTTAGACGAAAGAACAATAATGTTGGATGAACAAAAAACAACATTAGAATTAATAAACGGATTATCTGAAATTGCTGAATATATGCAAGATGAAGAGTTTACTGTTGCTTTAACTACAATAGCCAAACTTATTCTAAAACCAGATATACCGATGAATGTTGCTACATTAGAAATAGTAAGACTGCAGGCAATTGCATCAAAGATGTCTTTAAAGGCAACCTGGATGGCAAATGTAGATAAGTCAAATAGGGGTAAAAAGAATTTATATTATACTGCAGCAGAATCTATAAATAACTTAGTATCTGCTCTTAAATACATAACTCGCTAATATCTGATATACTTAATTCAAACAAAGGATAATAATGACAAAAAATTTATTAAAACAGGTAATGGTAAAAAAGAATGAAGTCACTAAATCAAATGGTGAAGATGTTAGTTTTGTTGACGGATTAATTGAAAAAATTCAATCTGGATATATGGTTAAAACTAAACCTAAGTTTAGTAAAAAGAGTAATTTTTCTGCATCTGGTTTAACTTATGGTGCTGGAGAATGCCCAAGATACTGGTATCTTGCTTTTGATGGTGCTGTATTTTATGATGACTCCACCCCCTTTGGTGTGGCCAACAGAACAAACGGAACTCTAGGACACGAAAGAATTCAGGAAGCAATTGAAGCCTCTGGACTTCTTGATTCAACAATGGAGATGGATCCACTTCCAAGAAAATATAATAAACAAACTCATCCAGCAATGGAGTTCAGAGTTAAGTTAGACGATCCACCGCTTGATGGGTACGGCGATGTGATGCTTAATATAAATGATGAGCGGGTAATTGGAGAAATAAAAACAATTAGTAATGAGGGATTTGAATATAAAAAAAATAGCAAAAAACCTAAGATGGCACATCTTATGCAGTTGCTAATGTATATGAAGGTTTGGAAAATCGGCAAAGGTGTAATAATTTATGAAAATAAAAATAATCATGAATTGTTAACTTTGCCTATAGTAGTAAACGATCATTACCGTCGGTGGGTAGACCAGGCATTTGATTGGATGCGAAAAGTATATAAGAGTTGGCAAGATAGGGAACTTCCACAAAAACCTTATCGATCTAATTCTAAAATATGCAAGGCATGTCCAATTCAAAAAGCATGCGCTGAAGCAGAGACAGGGGTAGTTAAACTTAAACCTCTGGAGTTGCTAGAAGATGAAAAGTTGTAGATGGTGTGATCATACATTTGAATCCAATATATCTTATCAAATATATTGTTCAGAAAAATGTAGAGATGAAGCAACTAAAGAAAAAATTGCACAAAGGTATATTCAAACTAGACGACAAAAACGTAAAGGAAAAAATAGAGTATGCAAGCAATGCGGAGAAAAACTATCTATATATAATGATGAACCATTGTGTAATAAATGTATTATTAATCCAAATGATGTAAAAAGGGCTTTAAGACAAGTAAAAGGATTGTCAAATGATAAAAGAAAGTGATCAACCATATAGTATATGTGCAATAGACGCAAGCACAAATAGTCTGGCGTTTGCAATATACTCAGATAAAAATTTAATAGAGTATGGCAAGATTAACTTTGAAGGAAATAATGTTTATGAAAAAATTATAGATGCTTGCAAAAAATCTAAGGCATTGTTTTCTTATTATAATTTTATTAATGCTATAGTTATAGAGCATACAGTTTTTATGAATTCCCCCAAAACAGCAGCAGATCTTGCTTTAGTACAAGGCGCTATTTTGGGAGGGGCTGGAATGACAGAAATTAATATAATAGGCAAAGTATCTCCAATAACATGGCAAAGTTATCTTGGCAATAAGAAATTAACTAAAGAAGAACAATTACAGATAAGATCTGCTAATCCAAAAAAATCTACTTCCTGGTATAAAACTTATGAAAGAGATTTTAGAAAACAAAGAACTATTAAGTTATTAGATGTTATTTATGATAAAAAAATAGATGACTATGATGTTGCAGATGCTTGTGGTATAGGACATTGGGCAATAAATAATTGGGAAAAGGCGATAGGTAATGGATAGAAATCTTATTAAAACAGAGGCTATGCTAGAACATTTATTATTACAAAATGCTATACAAATTGAAGGCTTTGATTCTTCAACAGGAGAAACCTTATACAGCATCACAGATAAATTAATAGATGTTGCTCCTGAAATTTATTATGAGATGAAGGTAGAGTTTGAAGATCATATGTTTGAAATGATAAAAAGGGGTCCAGAATCAATGCAGTGGAGAGTTAGGTTGCATTAACTATGACAAAGATGTATACTAATGAGATGTGGCTTAGAAAAAGATATCATATTGATAAAAAATCACCACAGGATATAGCCAAAGAATGTGGGGTTAGCGTAGAAACAATTTATGTATATCTTGCTAAATTTGGATTAAGGAAGTCAAAAAGATGAATCCAGTATTTTCAGATGCTAAAAATTTTAAATGTGAAGATTTATATTTATTAACAGTAGGTACTTCTGCTGGCAAAGAAATCTGGCAGTCTTGTCATGAAATAGCACATATGTTAATTAAAAAAAATATCGCATATGGAAATTCTGCCCTTGATCCAGTTCGTATTTTTAGTAAAACTGATGCAAGAGAGCAACTTCATGTTCGTATTGATGACAAGTTAAGTAGAATTATGCGTGGCACAGAGTATGTTGGAGATAATGATATTGATGATCTTATCGGATATTTAATATTATTAAAAATTGCAAAAAGCAAAGATATGGATTAGTGATATAATATTATTATGAGAACTTTTAAGTACCACGGTTTATTTGATGTAGATATTGCAGGAGCAATAGATAATCCTTTTAACAAAAATCTTACAGGATATAGGTATCCAGAATTAGCATTTGTATTTGACCTTGATTTTAAATATATAAAAACGATATCTCCATATAGATATGAAAATTTTGATGAAGTTGCTGAAAGTCAAAAATGGATTTTAGACTATACAGATGCCCCAGATACATTTAAGGTAAACTCTCTTTTATTTAGGTCAGATCAATTTACTAAAAACCATGATGGGAAGCATATATTATTTTCTGGTTGCTCGAATACCTATGGCTATAGTTTATACAATAAAGAAATTTGGCCCTGGTTATTATATAATAAAATAAAAGAAAAAGAAAAAGTGTCTGGTTATTATAATTTAGCAATTCCAGGAACTGGTGTTTTTGAAATTGTTACAAATATTTTTAAATATATCAATAAATATACAAAGCCAGATGTAATATTTATAAATCTACCTCATGTAGGCAGATTCTATTCATTATTAGAAGTATCTAGAGAAGAAAATAATGTAAAATTTGCTTCAGAATTTAATTTAAAGCAATTAATAAGAAATCCAAATATAGGAGTGTATTACAATTCAATTTATAATTATGCGAAAAATGAAAAAGATGGTGATGAGACATCACATGCTGCTGTTATTGAAAAATATATCAATGTTTATCAATACTTAATGATGTTAGAAATATTTTGTAAATTAAACAACATACAGTTATACATATATTCGCACAATACCTTTTCAAATTTTATTTTAAGTCAGGTAGATCTGTCATCTTTTAGTATTATGGAAAAAGATTTAGATAATGGAAGGGGATTTTTTAAATTAGTGCAAGAATATATTTCAAATAATAAAGATGATAAATTTGCGCTAACTGGAAGAGATGGAGTACATGGAGGAACAGGATATCATCATGCATGGGCCTCTCTAGCCTATGATTGGTATGCATCAAATAATTATGTCAACTGAAGAAGATTTAATTAAGCATTTAGACGAAATAAATATTGTCGTAGGAGAATATTTAAAAGGTAATGATGCAACAAAAATATCTAAAGATCTTGCAATACCTAGGACTCGTGTAGTACAGCATATTAATGAGTGGAAGGTCATGGCATCTGCAAATGATGCTATTCGTGCTCGTGCCAAGGAGGCCCTTGCAGTAGCAGATACTCATTATAATAAACTTATTGCAAAATCATATGAGGTTATTGATGAAGCATCGCTCAATAATAATCTTAGTGCAAAAACACAAGCAATTAAATTAGTTATGGATATTGAATCTAAAAGAATTGATATGCTACAAAAGGCTGGTCTATTAGAAAATAAAGAACTTGCAGAAGAAATGCTTCAAATTGAAAAGAAGCAAGAAGTATTGATGGCAATTCTTCGTGATATAGCATCAGAGTATCCACAGATTCGTGATGAGATTATGCGTAGACTTTCAGAAGTTGCCAAGAAAGATGAAGTGATTACAATTGTCCATGATGTTTGATGATTTTCTTGAGGCATTAAAAGATAATCATTTTGAAGAAACTCCAGTAGATGCAAAGACATTTGTTGAGTCCCCAGATTATTTAGGGCAGCCAGGACTTTCAGATATCCAGTATGACATTGTTCAGGCAATGAGTCAGATTTATCGTAAAGAAGACTTACAACAATTAATGGGAGAGGAAGATGGTGCAAGATACTATGAAAAATACACAAAGAACGAAATTATTCTTCAACTTGGGAAGGGTAGTGGGAAGGACTTCACCTCTACTGTTGCTTGTGCTTATATTGTCTATAAGTTATTATGTCTCAAAGATCCTGCAAGATATTTCGGAAAACCAAGTGGAGATGCAATAGATCTTATTAATGTTGCTATCAACGCACAACAGGCAAAGAATGTTTTCTTTAAAGGATTTAAGACTAAGATTGAAAAGTCACCTTGGTTTGCTGGCAAGTATGAAGCAAAGGTAGACTCAATAGGATTTGATAAATCAATTACAGTTTACTCTGGTCACTCAGAAAGAGAATCGCATGAAGGTTTAAATCTTTTGTTAGCAGTTCTTGATGAGATTTCTGGTTTCGCATCTGAAGTTGCAACTGGTAATGAGCAAGGAAAGACTGCTGACAATATATATAAAGCATTTCGTGGTTCTGTAGATTCCCGCTTCCCCGATCTTGGTAAAGTGGTTTTGCTTTCATTCCCTCGCTACAATGGAGATTTTATTTCTGAGCGGTATGAAGCAGTAATTGCTGATAAAGAAGTTGTATCAAAGAATCATAAGTTTATTATTAATCCACTACTGCCAGAAGACGACAAAGACAATTGGTTTGAGATATCATGGGACGAAGATCATATCAAGTCATATAAATATCCTGGAGTATTTGCACTCAAGCGTCCAACATGGGAAGTAAATCCTACTCGAAAAATAGATGACTTTAAGATTGCTTTTATGACAGACCTTGGTGATGCTATGATGCGTTTTGCCTGTGTTCCCACCTATGCTTCTGATGCATTTTTTAAACAAGCAGATAAAGTTCGTGCCTGTATGACAATAAGAAATCCTCTGGATCAATTCAGAAGATTTGAAGAAAACTTTAAGCCAGATCCAGAAAAGGTTTATTATGTTCATGCTGACCTTGCACAAAAGCATGACAAGTGTGCCATAGCCATTGCACATGTTGAGAAGTGGGTAAATGTTCAAGTAATAAAAGATTATGAGCAGATATCTCCTATTGTTGTTGTTGATGCAGTGGCCTGGTGGGAACCAAAGGTAGAGGGGCCAGTAAACCTATCTGAAGTAAAGCAGTGGATACAAAATCTACGCAGACTAGGATTTAATATAGGATTAGTTACATTTGATCGTTGGCAATCATTTGATATTCAGAATGAATTACAGGCAGTAGGCATACGAACAGAAACAGTATCTGTAGCAAAGAAACATTATGAGGATATGGCAATGCTTGTATATGAACAAAGATTAGTAATGCCTGCTATAGAACTTTTGTTTGAAGAATTAACAGAATTAAAGATTATGAAAAATGATAAGGTAGATCACCCACGCAAGAAATCTAAGGACTTGGCAGACGCAGTTTGCGGTTCTATCTTTGGTGCGATATCATATACTCCAAGGGATAAAAACCTTGAAGTTGATGTTCACACTTTTCGTGGACAGCCTCGTAGAGTTGACACATTGCCAGACAATGTGATACACTATAAACCTAGTCAAATAGAAGAAATAAATGACTATTTGGATAGACTAAAAACAATATAAATAAAATGAATAATAAAAGGAGAAAAATGAATTCATTTAAGAAGATTGCTCTTGCCGTGGTTGCAGCCATGACATTGGGCACACTCGTAGTGACACCTGCAAGTGCCAATACCGTTTCTGTAGACGTAACAACAGAAATTTCTGGCGCAGGTACTGCAGCCTCACCATTCACAGTTAAGGTTCCATCTGATAACGTAGTAAGCGTTGCAGATACCTCAACTGTTACAAACAACGAAGCACTTCTTATCACCGCTACAGTAGTTGCTGGAACACCAGTAACATTTACTGCAGTTGGTGCTGGAACACGCCTCGTCTCTGCAATTGGTTCAACAGTTAATGCATCTGCTGGATCATCATCAATCACAGTCACACCTGCTTCAACAACAGCGACTGTATATGCATATACAACAACTACTGCTGCATCTGCGGTTACAGTTTCTGTAACTGGTGCAAGCACAACAATTTATCTTAAGGGTGTTGCAGGTCCTGCATATGAACTTAAGATGTCAATCCCTGCTTCAGGAAATATTTCTGGCAAGGTAACTGCAACTCTTGATGTAGCAGATATTTTCGGCAACGCTGTTGCTGATACAGTAACTGTTACTACTCTTGGTGGCGCAACTGCTGGAACAGTAACTGCTGATGCTCTTGTAACAGGTCGTTACACATCAGAGATCTCACTTCCTGCAACTGCTGGAACTGTTGCTGTAGGAGCATCTATTACTGCTCCAACATCTGTTCCAACAATCAAGTTGGCAACAACTTCTCAGACTGCAATCGTAACAGTATCTGATCTTGCTGGAGCACTTGCTACTGCTAACGCTGCACTTGCTGCAGAAAAGGCTGCTCGTGCTGCTGATAAGGTAACTGCAGATGCTGCTCTCGCTGCTGCTGTAGCAAAGGCTGCATCTGATGCTGCTGCTGCTAAGGCTGTTGCTGACGCTGCTGCTATTACTGCTGCTGCTGAAATTGCAACACTAAAGGCTAATGCTGTAACCGCTAAGGTTGCTGCTGATAAGGCTCTTGCTGATGCAAAGGTTGCTGCAGATGCTGAACTTGCAAAGGTAAAGGCAGATAATGCTGCTGCAATCGCTGCAATGAAGAAGGCATTTAATGATCTTGCCAAGAAGTGGAACGCAAAAAATCCAAAGGCAAAGGTTACACTTGTTAAGTAATTAACAAATTAAAAGATTTGGGAGTCAGGAAACTGGCTCCCTTTTCTTTTTTAAATAAAATGTTATAATAGTTTTATTAAATCTGGAGGCAGAAAGGACAATTAAGAAATTAACCAGAATATTAACAGCAACTTTATTAGCATTTGGTTTTAACCTATGGCTTCCAGAAAACGCTAATGCCACTTGTGTAAACTTTATACAATCACAAACCATAGCAGCAGCATATAATGGCGATGCCGAACCTACAGTACATACAATGGATACCTGCTCAGGTGATGATATATCTTATCAAATTCCTATTGCAAGCACAGTTACTTTTGACGGGGTACAGTATGAAAACATTTATGCAACAACTAACTCAGTAATTACATTTGGTCAACCTGATCCCACATACTGGGCATATCCTAATACACCATCTATCTCCTTATATTCAATGGACTGGTATCCAGGAGCAAGCGGAACATCTGGTTTGGATATATATTATTCAGAGGGCGGATTTCAATTAAATCTAAATATGGTCCCATACGGTAACTATGGGGCACAACCAAGTACAGTAAATATATTAGTGGCTATTACTAATACTGGCGGTTTAGCGGTGTCCTATAGTTATCAAGGTCCAGAATATCAAAATCTTAGAACAGGGGTAAGGCTTCATAATGGAGATATTGTTTCTTTAGAGGCTTGGGGCGCTACACAGGTTTCTCCTAATTCTCCTGCCCCTACATTGCAAGCAGAGCCTATTCCAGATCCTTCTCCTACACCTACTCAGCAGCCATCTCCAGAACCCTCTCCAACGCCCACAGAAGCCCCTATAACGCCCGAAGAGCAGCAAGAGCAGGTAGCAGAAGCAGCACAATTGGCTTCAGAAATATCAGACCTTAATAATCTTATTGCATCTATTAATGGTGAAGAAGTTAATGAGCCAGAACCAGATATTACAACCGAACCAGAACCAGAGCCAAGTCCTGAGCCTACAGATGAGCCAGATTTGCCTGAACCTGATGTTGAGGTTGATCCAGAAATAATTACTCCAGAGGATCCAAGATTCCCTGATGATGAAGAGCAAACTGAACCAGACGATCCCACTCCAACCCCAAGCCCTGATACAACAGGTGGGGTAGACGAAGAGACTGATCCAACTCCAGAGCCTTCAGAAGAGCCTTCACCTCAGCCAACGGATACAGATCCAACTCCAGAGCCTGAACCTGAGCAACCTGTTGACGAAGATCCTGTAGTAGCACCAGATAATGATAACACGGATAGCAGTCCTATTTCTGATGAGGAACTTAAGAAATTAAATAAACTAATTAGTGTTAATGATTCTAAATTAATGTCAGCCGTATCAAACTTTTTAACTGAGTTAAACCCAGAGGCTAAGAAAGCGTTGGCAGAAGATCTTGGTATTAAGGCAGAAGAAGTTGCCCTTATTGCAGAGGTAGCAAAAGAAAATCCTGCAGTAGCAGCAGCCGTAGTTCAATTTGCTGAAAAAGCAGCACAAAATGAAGATGCTTCAATGCCATATACCTTAGCAGATGCTGTAACAGAAATACAAACAGAGGCATTCTTAGCAGATCCGCTTGGCGTATTGACAGATATAGATTTTGAAAAGTTGTTAAGCCCAACAGAATGGGGTAAAGATATGACAGATGATCAGAGAGAAAAAGTTCAAGAGGTTGTGATCCCTGTTATTTTGGTAGGAAATATAGTTAGTTCAGTTATGTCACTAAGGAGGTTATAATATGAACATGATTAAGAAGATAGTTAAGGGATTCTTAAAGTGGCTTAAGGCTGCTGTAGTTGAGAGCATAGCCCAAGTATTTACCATCCTTGGCTTCTTTATTGCTTGGCTTACCCTTACAGGTACCGCCCAGCAGGTAGTGGGGGTAGCCACATTAATATCAATAGCCCTATGGCTTATCACTATCCCGCTTCGTGAAGAGAAAGAATAACTTGGTATAATACAGATATGAAGATTCGTCATATTTTATTATCGTGTATACTTGTATTAGGTCTTAGTGGCTGCGGGTATGACGGTCACTATCGCTATCCTTGTCAGGATCCAGCAAATTGGGATGCCAAAGAATGCAATCCTCCTATTTGCGAGACATCTGGCACATGTACACGAGACATAATTGGTCAAGAGGCATGGGATGAATATCAGAAGACGAAAGGTAAATAATGTCTAAACAAAGATTAACACCACAAGATCTTGATGCACGGCTTAAATTTATTCTTGGTTGTACATTGGGAGCAATTTTATTGTTTACAGCGTTAGGTATTCTATACGCTCTTATATTTGTGACACAGCCAATTGGAGCACAGTCAGAAAATGACAAAATGTTTTTTAATGTTCTCGGCTCAGTAGCAACATTTATTACTGGAACATTGGCAGGTTTATTGATTGGACAATCTGGTGCAAAAGATATCATGGCTGCACAATTGTCTAATAAAGAAATGGATGCTAAAAATACTCAAGCAGATAAGAAATTAGAGTCTGAAATTAAAATGGCAGAAGATAAACTTGATGCAGAACTTGATGAGGTAAGAGCAAGACTTGCAAAGAAACCAGACGGCGCAATGCCAGAAGAACAACCAGTAGACTTGGATTGGGATAAGGATTAATCATGGCAGAAATGGGAACAGTAGAAAAGTTTATTGAAGTAGCAAAGGGCGAAGTTGGAACTATTGAAGGTCCAAAAGATAACGAAACTAAATATGGAAAGTTTACAAAGGCTAACTTCCAGCCATGGTGTGGTTCATTTGTTATGTGGTGTGCAAATGAAGCAGGAGTAAAAGTACCAAATACTGTTTATACTCCAGGTGGAGCAGCAGCATTTAAAAAGGCAGGGGCGTGGATCGATGCAGATATTGCAGATCCAGAACCAGGCGATGTTGCATATTTTGATTTTCCTTCAGACGGAGTAGATAGAATCTCACATGTTGGCATTGTTATTGAAGACAATGGTGACGGAACTGTATGGTGTATAGAAGGAAATACCTCAAGCAATAAAAAGGGCAGCCAAAGAAATGGCGGAGAGGTTTGCAAACAACTTCGTGCTTATAAGAAAAATAAAAAGAATGTTTTAATTTCAATCGTAGGATTTGGTCGTCCTAAATTCGGCGGTGCAGCAGTAAAGAAATCTGATGAGCCTGCAAAGCCTAATAAGACTGCTAAGAAGCCTAAGACATGTCCAGAATGTGGACAAACTATTAATTAGTTGACACATTTTTAGTTCAGTGCTATACTAAATAGTAAATATAGAAAGGCTTGTAATGACTTGTATTGCAGTAGTTCGTGATAATGTAAACAATAAAATATGGATGGCTGGAGATCGTGGCGTATCAGACGATAATAGTATTAGCGTTTGTTCAAGTCCTAAGATATGGAAAAAAGAAGGCTATCTATTCGGATATGCTGGATCTATGGATGGGGATAGAATCAAGCATCTATTCGTACCGCCAGAGTTTGAAGGACGAGGCAGCATTGACAAGTTTATGTATAGCAAGTTTTTAAAAGCCCTTCGCAAATTCTATGAAGAATGGTGGGTAGATGTATCACCAACTTCTGATTTTGGAATGATTATATGTGTTCGTGGAAAGATATATGAACATAATGCATCAGATATGTCATTAACTCAATATGAACAAGATTATTTAGCAATGGGTTCTGGCGGGGATTTAGCATTAGGTTCATTGTACTCAACACAAAAACAAAAGGACGCAAGAAAAAGAGCGGTAACTGCAGTAAATGCTGCCATTACTCATTCAACTTCTTGCAAAGGTCCTATTGATATACTAAGTGTTTAGGAGTATGGTTACTATATGAATCATATGGGCATGGAAGACTTGTCTTCAGAAGAACAAGAGTTTGG